CTAGCCCAACACCCAGTCCAACGCCCAGTCCAACGCCCAGCCCAACGCCCAGCCCAACGCCCAGCCCAACGCCCAGCCCAACGCCGAGCCCAACGCCGAGCCCAACGCCGAGCCCAACGCCGAGCCCAACGCCGAGCCCAACGCCAACTCCTCCAGTGGCGGTCGATGACCAGTATTCCACCACACCGGCAACGCCGATTTCCGTGAGCGCATCCGAAGGAGTGCTAAGCAACGACAGCGACGCAGACGGCGACTCACTTTCCGCCAGCCTCGTCAGCGATGCGACGTATGGAACGCTCACGCTTAATTCCGACGGAAGTTTTTCCTACGCGCCAAGCACCGGATTCCATGGCTTCGATTCGTTTGTTTACGCTGTTAGCGATGGCATTTACGCCACCAACGGCACGGTAACAATTACAATTGATAATGCGCCAACAGCGGCTGACGACCAATACTCCGGAGTTTCGATTGCGGTGGATGTCGCCGATGGAATCTTGAACAATGACAGCGACGCAGACGGCGACGCACTTTTTGCCAGCCTCATCAGCGATGCGACGTATGGCTCCCTCACGCTGAACTCTGACGGAAGCTTTGTCTATACGCCCGACGCCGGGTTTCACGGCGTCGATTCGTTTGCGTACGCAGTCGGTGACGGCTTTACCTCCTCAATCGGCACGGTGTCACTCACTGTTAATAATGTTGCGCCTGTCGCGACAAAAGACGATTATCAGACCGACACGATTGGAGGGACTATTACCAGGACGGTCTCCCAAGGTGTGCTAAGCAACGACAGCGACGAAAACGGCGATGTTCTTAGCGCAACTCTAATCAGCAGTCCGCAGCATGGCACGCTCACGCTGAATAGCGACGGCTCATTTAACTATTCCGCTGATAGCGGTTTCCATGGCGTCGACAATTTTGTCTATCGCGCGTCCGACGGCTTATTGGATTCGCCCGATACCACAGTGATCCTTGCGGTTGCGAATCAAAAACCGGTGGTGACAAAACCATTCCACATTCCTGACACCGGCACGCGAGTGGAGATTGATGCAGCGCATGGACTTCTTGCAAATGCAAGCGATCCGGATGGTGATCCGCTAACAGCATCTCTCGTCTCCGGTCCGGCCCATGGAATACTTACCGTCCATCCAGATGGGAGTTTAATCTATATACCGGAGCCCGGATATGAAGGTGCGGAAACATTTAATTACTGTGTCAGTGACGGAACGGACAACGATCCTGTTGGCACAATAGGCCAGAACGACTTTTGGTTCAGATGGTACGGCAGCGACGGAGTTGATATCACTTCCGGAGACAGAGTATTTGCGTTGCATGGCAATACAGCCGTCGAGGGCTACGATGATCAAGGCCGTCATTTCATTGCCTCATTTACTCTCGGTGATGCCAATACGCAAACAGGATCGACCGTGACAATGACCGTAGATGGCCTTCCATCGTCTATTGGACACTGGAGTTCGATGCGAGATACGCCCGACCCGCACACGCGTCCCTGGTCGATGGACGCGGGATGGAACGACGAGCAAGGTGAGGATGACGATTGGGGTCTTGATTTTCGGAGCGATGCGCCTTTTGCCACCCTTCCCGGTTGCACATCATGCGGAACGAAGCCCGGAGGACCCATCAATGCAAGTCCCCCTCCGTCTGACTTTGGGCCCGGTCCGAAACCGATTGTCCTGGCACCCTCAAGCCCGGTAGACCTTGGGCCTACCTGGTCAGGCGGGCCAAGCGATGCAACCAAGTTCCCCGTCCGATACTCCGACGGGACGGCTTATATTTCCTCCAGTGATTTATCGTCTGATTTCGGGGGAATTCAATGGGGCGTAACGCGAGACTGGACAAATGGATCTGGCTACTTCTCCGCCAACACTGTTGGCAACGGGATGGTCGTTGAAGAGCGTCCCTACTTAATTCAGACGGTCGGCGACAACCCGGCGATCGATGTAGTATCGGGCGGTCATACGTCCTACCACTTTGACGGAGATCCAGCAGGGGATGCGTTCACGGCACTTGCATTTCAAAGTAACGCGCTGACGCATGACAACGATGCGCACGAGTATTCGTTTGTCGATCTCACTGGAGCCCAGCTTCACTTCTTCGATTTTTCTGATGCGTGGCCGCTTGCGAAACAAGGGCAACTCTCCGATTACACTAATCCAAGCGGCAGTCAAGTCATTACCTTGACTTATAGCTCGACCGGTGCCCTCAGCCATGTTGATCGAAACCAACTCGTCGCGGGAGTGACGACCAATGAACAGTTTCTATATAGTTACGTTCCTAGCGGCGTAAATGCGGGCCTGACTGCAAGCATTGAGCTGAGACGCAATACCAATACTAGTGGCTACACATGGCAAGATCTGGACAACGACGCCGGCTCCAGCGACTGGCACTCTGTACGATCGGTCGAATACACATACTACGGAAGCAATGATCCGAATGGAAACGTCGGCGATCTCAAACTTGCAACGATCAAAGAACTTGTCACCGAAGTAGTCACCACGGTAGATGGTCCGGAAGAGATCATGGTAGACGCCACGGTAGACACCACCTACTACCGCTATTACACCTCTGACAGCAGCAAGGGATACACTCACGGCCTAAAATATGTCTTCAACCCCGCTTCGTATGCGCGGCTTCTGGCTGCCTTTTCAAGTCAAGCGGCGATCGACATCAAAGTGGATAACGTCGTAAAGACTTATGCGGATAACTATTTTGAGTACAACATTGTACGCCGCGTGAGTGTGGAAATTGCGCAAGGCGCGGGTTGCCCGGTATGTGCAAACGGCCTTGGCACTTTTGGCTTAACGTATGAGGACCGCAGAGTTGAAGATGAGGATTATCACGATGGCTACAATAGCTGGGCGGTTAAGACGATCGAGACGCTGCCAGACGCTGACCAAAACATCGTTTACACCAACTATCTAGGCGAAGTGATGCTGCAAATCCAGCATCACCCCGTCTTCGACGAGGATTTGCACGACATTGGCCCACAGTGGATCACTTATTACCACTACAACGCGAATGGCCAGGTAGATTTCCGGGCTGAGCCCTCGGCTACCACCGGATATGATCCCGGATTGTCCGATCTCATTGGGTTTGACAGTGTTAACCGCAAATCTGATTTTATTGCCGACTCGTCTGGGCTGATTACCAATTACAGTTTTTATGGGCCGGACGACGTGGGCGTCATTCCGGGCGCCGCCAAGGGGCACCTGAAGGATGTCACCATTCAGCAAGGTGATGGCGGTTCCGCGACGCCACAGCAATTCGAGCAATTGCATCAGACTTATACCTCGCACTCCGACATCGCTGGCCGCACAATTGTTTTGATTGCGAGCAGCACCGTTTACGAGCACGACGATGGTACTCATCCTTTGACGACAGCATACAGTTACACCTACTACGACAACGGGAATTCGAACCAAGTACTGAAGCAAACAACGACAAATACGGCAGACGATACTTCGACGTACGTCGTCTATGACCAAGTTGGCCGCCCGATCTGGACGAAGGATCAAGGCAACTTTTTGAATTACATGGCTTACGATCCGCTCACAGGAGCGGTCATCAAAACAATTACTGACGTAAATACGTCGATGACGCAGGGTGCAGCATCTACCTTTGACGATCCCTTCGATCTCCTTGCGTCATTTGTGGACAAGCCGAGTGACTGGACAACGCCTTCCGGAGGCGGACTAAACATCACGACGGTTTATGAAGTAGACGCGCTCGGTCGTCCTAAAAGAATCGAAGGTCCGTCAGTCCTGGACACATTCATCGTCTATAACGATTCGGCCCACGAAACGCGGATTTATGGTGGGTTTAGTGTTGGCTGGGGGGCATCTGGCCTGATTGCGCTTCCCATTGGGTCAGTGCCGACAATCGTGCTCAGAGACGATCAAGCCCGCAACTACGTTGAACAGCTAACGATGACGGCGACGCCTAATATGGAGGTACTGCGGAATCCGGACGGTACCCCTCGGGGTTTCGGAATACATCCAGACGGCAGTGAGGCAATAAGCAATGTCCAGTCCGACAGTCGCACATATTTCAACAACGCCGGACAAGCGACCATCACGGACGACTACTTTAATCTCGATGGTCTGACTTATACGCCTCTGGCGTTTGCGTATGGCACGATCTATACCAACTTCAATCGGATGACCTACGGCTACGATCAGCGCGGTCGGCAAAATGAGATCGACCGTGCAGTGGCTCCGTCCAATGTAATGATTTACCGAACGATCTACGACACGCTAGACAGGCCGGTCAGCGAATGGATCGGTCATAGTACGAGCACAATGGTTGAACAAAGGCAGTATGTCTATGACGGTGGCGGTGTCGGGGACAGCAACCTCACCGCAATGATCGAGTACGTCAATAACTCCACTACGACCACACGCACGACGACGTTTAACTACGACTTCCGCGACCGGCTCATTGCGACAACCCTTCCCCCGTCCGGTCCCGGTAACCTGGTCCCTGTCTATCAGACTCAGTACGACAATCTAGACAGGGTGTTCAAACAAAGCGACGGAACGGGCAGCACCGATCCCGCGCACATGGATGATGTCTTTTCTCATCTCGGCCACTACACGACATACGATTACAAAGCAGCCCAGCGCAGAGTCACGACGATCGGCCCTGATGCCGATGGTCTATCCTCCACGCCCAACGACGCGCCTACCACAGTGGTTACTTACAACGTGCGGGGACTCGTTTCCGCACAGACCGACGCGATGGGCAATACCACGTCTTTTACGTATGACAGTGTGGGCCGCGGAATCACGATGACGGCACCACAACCTGACCATACGCAATCGGGACCGGGACCAGTTACTACATACACGTACGATGTATTGGGCGATTTGACTTCGGTCACCGACCCACTTGGACACGTCACGACATATGGATTTGACGATTTGGGTCGGCCTATCGGCTCTTCTGACGCGGCAACCTCCGTTGCCTACTCCTATGATTCGAATGGGCGTGTGAGCGGCGTTATCGACCAGTTGACTGGTGGCACAACCAGCTATCAATACGACGCCCTTGGCCGCGTCACTGCCGAAACAAACCAACTCGGCAACACCGCGCACTACCAGTACGACGGTTTGAATCGTGTATCGCAAAAAGCCGATCGCGATGGCCGCATCACGATTTACTCCTACGACCTGCACGACAATGTGACAGCCGAAAAGTGGTACGACTTGGACGGCACGACGCTGCTTCGCACCATCAACTACACCTACGACAATGCAAGCCAGCTAACTGGCGCTTCCGATCAGTCGGCTGATTCCAGCGTGCCCACGACGAGTTATTCCTACCAACTCGATGCACTCGGCCAGCCAATTCACGACGACCAGTCCATTGACGGACTGAATGCAGCCCTCCGTTACCTCAGCTGGTTTGACAAGAACGGATTCCGCACGCAACTTTCGACGACGCTGAAAGACACATCTGACTCCTCGAACCCCTACACGACCGATTCCATCAATACCTATACGCCGGATAACCTACAGCGACTCACATCGCTCGTGCAGCAATCGTACACTTCGAATGGCGCGGCTCCCAAGAGCGTCTCGTTTGGTTACAACAACGATAACCAATTCACTCAGATAGATCGCTACGCAGACACGACTAAAACAGACCTGGCGATCAGCAGTATCTACGGTTATGACGACATGGGGCGTTTAACGAGCTTGCTCCACACGACCAGTACGCCACCGGCGACTTCCACGGCAAAAGATTACTATCAGTATTTGTACGACGATGCCAGCCGCATCACACACATGGTCACGAAGTTCGACGGCCAAACCGACTATACCTACGACGATGCCAATCAACTGACCTCCGGCGACGGCAACAGTTACGCCTATCAGGGGAGCAACGGGAATAGTGCGTCCGACACCTTCGGCCCCGAAAATCAACTGCTTTCCGATGGAACGTACACCTACTCGTACGATTTGGATGGCAATCGAATCGCAAAAACGAATCCAGCCACGAATGAAGTGACCGCCTACTCCTATGACTACCGTAACCGGCTCACGACAGTAACCCAAGCTCAGCAAGACACGACGACGGATGGCTGGGGATCATCTACGGGCGTGTTGAGCTTTTGGGCGACCTATCCGTATACACACTTGAATCGCACCTTCTCTGCAACGGCCGCTTCAGAAGGCAGCGACATCGTTGTAACGTTAGGTCTTAGTTTTGGGGATGCGGACACGGTGTCCTATACGCTGGAAGACCAGACAGCAACGCTCGGCACGGATTATTGGATTGACCCGCATAATAAATTGGTAAGCGCAGGCAGCATATCCGCAAAAGAATTCGATCCCGCCTCCTTCGTTATTCACACGGCTCCAACGTTCGATGGGCATTCGAAATCGTTCGCGATTCACTTCACATTGACGGTTTACAACCACCAGACATACGAATACGAGACGCAAGAAGTCACACTCGAAGCTGACATTTACGGCCTGACGCCCACTAGCTCCGTCGCCTACACCTACGATCCCTTCAACCAGCTCGTCCACCGATCCTTCGATGACGATGCCGCCGGTCCGCATGCGGCGACCGATACCTTCTATTCCTACGAGCACGGCCAGGTCGCCATTCAATTCGATGGCCCCGACGTCTCGAATCTTTCGCATCGCTACTTGTGGGGTCCGGCTGTCGATCAGCTTTTGGCCGACGAAAATGTCGGCGGCCCGCTGTACTGGACGCTCGCCGACCAACTCGGATCAATTCGCGACTTGGCAACGCACGACTCGACGAACGGCACATTGATCGCCAATCATCGGAAATACGACGCATTCGGAAATGTTGTGAGCGAAACAACTGCTGCCCTTCATGAAGTATTCGGATTCACCGGTCGTCAATTCGATGCGGCCACTGGCCTGCAGTACAACCTCAACCGATGGTATGACCCACTAACAGGGCGTTGGATTAGTGAGGACCCAATCGGATTCCAAGGCGATTCGATAAATCTTTATCGGTATGCAGACAACACTCCAACTGGCGGCATCGACCCAGACGGTTTAGAAACCATCGTTCTTCCGCGGCTGCCAATAATACCGCGGGTACCCGTTGTCCCGAGAATTGGACCGCGGATGGGGCCGAGGGCACTGCCACCAACGCCAACGCCAAAGCCTGGCCCGGCAATTGACCCATTAGGGCCAGTCCCCGGTGGCAACCAACCGCCACCACCGTTCAATCCTAGTACGCAGGGCGGTGAGCAGTTTGATCCCTGCAAAGGGAGACTTCGATACGAGCCGAGCCCGAAGCACGGCCCTCAACAGCGAGGCAAGGCCTCGCCGGCGCCAACGAATGGCGCGCGATCACTCGAAGTTTCAATTCCCGTCAAGGACACGTCACGGGTGAGAGTTGCGATCGACCCCATTACAAAAGAGTTCGTCGTCTTCCGTGAGACTGGTACCAACACTTGTGTCTACCACGGCTATCAAGTTCCATGGAATGAGCTTACGCAAGAAATGCAGAACGCGTTGAAGCGAACCGGCCAAGTAAATTCCAAAGGTAAGCCCCTTCAAGGCGCGGTCCCTGGCAGTCCCTCCGACGAACGTCGCGAGCCGACATGGTGGGATCGACTTAGAGATAAATGGAACGATTTCTGGCGTCCACCATTCCCTGAACCGAGCGACTACTTTGCCTAAATGCGGCGGTCGTCGAAAATCGAGCCTATACTAAACAACATATGCGATACGAAGAGATTCCTGTCCTTTCGCGAGAAGAAATCGAGCGTGACCTTTCGTTCAACGACATCGGTCGAAGGACGATTGCACTTCTGAGTGCGGCCCTGTACCAACCAGATGCTGATTGGATCGAAGATCAATGCGCTCAGTTTCTTAGAAGCGAGAGCTTCGAACTTAAATACGCGGGCTTAGTCGGCTTAAGTCATTTGGTCCGAATTCATAGACGCGTTCGACAGTCCACTGAAGCGCTGCTGGACGATCTAGCGACTGAGGCTGATCTTGCGGGGGATGTTTGCATACTTCGCGACGAAATAGATATTTACGTGCGAGGTCGTCGAAATAATTAGCTTCGTAAGGGTAGAGCTCTTACTGGGCCGGTCGGCTGCGTGAGAAGGCGTAATCGTTCGCGTTTTCGGATGCATTAGTCGTTTCTAGCGGACAGTTTGCGTCTTCTCGGCTTGATTGCGTATGTCGCGGACGTCCACAGGCTGCCATCAAGTACACTTTAGCTATGCAGTTCACTCCAGCCGATGCCGACACGCTAAACAATCTAGGTGTTGCTTTTCAATCGCATGGCAATTTGGAGCAGGCGATTGGCTGCTTTCGACAGGCAATTGCATTGGAGCCATCGCGCCCTGAATCGTACAACAATTTAGGCCTCGCCTTTGCGAGCCAAGGAAAACTTACAGAGGCGGTGTCTTGCTATGAAACGTCGCTGATGCGCAAGCCTGATTATTTCGACGCCTTGTTCAATGGAGGCATGGCGCTCCACGCTCAGGGCAATCTGCAAGCTGCGATCGGTTGGTACCGCCGTGCCCTGCAGTTACAACCGGATTCTATCAGTGCAGTCGGCAATCTGGGAAACGCTCTTCACGACCTGGGAAGAATCGACGAAGCAACCGCCTGTTATCGTCGGGGTATCGAACTCAAGCCCGATGACCCCAGAGCCTATAACAACCTCGGTACGGTCCACAAAGATCGCGGCGAGTTCGACGAAGCCATTGCAAACTTCGCCAAAGCGATCGAACACGATCCCGCTTTTGCCGAAGCCTATTTCAATCTCGGCCTGGCCTACGATGCACAGCAAAAGTTCGAACAGGCGATCGAGTGCTATCAAAAAGCTGCCGATTTGAGGCCGAACTTTTTTCAGGCTCATTACGAGCGTGGCAATTCATTCCACGCTCTCAAAAGGTTCGATGAAGCGATCGACGCTTATCGTCGCGCGCTGGATCTGAATCCGAATTACGCTGAAGCCCTGAACAATCTCGGCAGGGCCTATTTGGAACTTGACGATCTGCCGCAGGCCGCTGCCGCGTTTCGGCGGGCAATTGAAATTCGCCCCAATCTCGCTGAGGTCCACAACAACCTGGGCTTTGTACTCAAAGAGAGCGGGCAGATATGCGAGGCCGCTGCGTCCAATCGCCGCGCAATTGAGTTAGCTCCGGAATATCCCGAGCCGCGTTGGAACGAGGCGCAGTTGCTGCTCCTCCAGGGAGATTTTGAGCACGGCTGGCCGGCCTATGAGTGGCGTTGGAAGACCGGGAAACTGACCGCTCGAAAATTCCCTCAGCCGCAATGGCTAGGCGAGCCACTCGCGGGCAAGACAATACTGCTGCATGCCGAGCAAGGACTCGGTGATACGATCCAATTCATCCGCTACGCCCCGCTTATCAAACGCCTCGGGGCCACGGTCGTCGTGGAGTGTCTGCGACCCCTCACTCGATTGCTCGCTTCTTGCCCGGGAATCGACCAATTGCTGCCCGCTGGGGCCGCACTGCCGCCATTCGACTTTCACACGCCGCTCCTCAGCATTCCGGCTGCATTGAAGACGACCTTATCTACCGTTCCACATGAAGTTCCCTATTTGTCGGCCGATCCGGCTCTGGTCGCTCATTGGCGCGATGTACTGAGAAAATTCCCAGGCTTTCGCATTGGAATTAACTGGCGCGGGCGAACGGATCGAATTGACTCGCGGCGGCGTGATATTCCACCCGAACTAATCGCTTCTTTTGCGGGTATTCCCGGCGTGCAACTGATCAGTCTTCAAAAAGGCGCTGGGCAGGAAGATCTAAGCAACCCCGCCGGGCACCTGCCAATCATCGACCTCGGCGAATTCGACACCGCGCACGGTCCATTCATGGACACAGCCGCGATAATGCAGAATCTCGATCTTATCATTTCGTCGGACACTTCTGTCCCACATTTGGCCGGCGCACTGGGTAGGCCAGTCTGGGTCGCTTTGCCATTTAGCCCCTCCTGGCACTGGCTGCTCGACCGTTCGGACAGCCCCTGGTATCCGACAATGCGGCTGTTCAGACAAAAGTCGCTTGGAGATTGGGAAGGAGTTGTCTCGGAAATAAGAACCGCCGTGCGGCAGGCCGTCGCCACGGGGATCTCAATAAATCCTGAGCGAATGTGAATGGCGAGAGTGCACCGTCGTAATCAGAGCGGTTCCGCACGTCGCTCCTCAAACGCGTCTCGAATCGCGCTAAAAACGCTATCCCAGTCACCTGCTGCTTTCTGACGGAACAGGCGCATCGTTGGATACCACGGGCTGTCTTCTCGGTCCAAGAGCCAACGAAATTCGGAGTCGAAGGGTAATGCGATCCAGACAGGGACGCCCAGTGCTCCAGCTAGGTGCGCAACAGCGGAATCCGAGGTGATCACGAGATCCAGGTTTTTCATGACGGCGGCGGTGTCCATAAATGGACCATGATCGGTGTCAAATTCACCAACGTCGATAATTGGCATTCCGCCGCCACGCGACTTCAAGTCGTCTTCTCCGGCTCCTTTTTGCAGACTTATGAGCCGCACACCGCGGATATGCGCGAGCGAATAAAAAAGCTCAATCGGAATGTCTCGCTGTAATGATTCACGCTTGCCTGCTCGACCATGCCAGTTGATGCCAATCCTAAAGCCTTGTACGCCGACGAGCCGCTGCCGCCACTCATCGATCAACGACTGCGTGGCAAAAACGTATGGGATGGCGGCAGGAATCGTTGCCAGTGTTGTTCGACAAATATGGGGCAGACTGAGCAAGAACGCCTCGAAATCACAGTGTGGCGTGTCATCGGCCTCGCCGATCAATTGATCCACCCCGGTGCAACTCCTAAGCACCCACGTAAGCGAGCTTTGACATCGCACGACTACATTCGCGCCAAGCTTCTTAATCAAGGCCGCATAGCGAACGAACTGAAGGGTGTCTCCAAGGCCCTGTTCAGCGCGAAGTAGCACAGTTTTTCCGTAGACGCTTTCACCTTTCCATACGGGCTTGGCGAACGTGGGCACCGCAGGATGGTTTGCCTCCCAGCGAGATTCATATTCTTTCCAGCCGTTATAAAAGTCACCCGTCTGTAGCATGAGCCTACTTTGATTGAAGCGCGATTTCGGATTCTCCGGCTTGATTTCCAGAGACCGGCGAAAGCAAGCGGCTGCATTACTCAACTCACCTAGTTCGTGGAGCGCGACCCCAAGATTGCTCCATGTTTCCGCGAGCAGCGGGTTCAATTCTAAGGCCCGTCGGTAGCTGTCTGCGGCTTGAGCAGCTTTTCCCTGTTCTCTCAATGTTAGTCCGAGATTGCTGTGAATCTCGGCTTCGCTGGCTGCTAGTTCCAGTGCGCGGCGATGCGCTGCCTCGGCTTCATCTAGCTTTTCTTGAGCCTGAAGGGTAAGACCAATAGCACTGTGTGCAAGTGCATGGTTTGGCTGTAAAGCAACTACGCGGCGGAAATACTCGATCGCTCCTTCGAAATCTCCCTGCTGATGCAGCGCGTTGCCTAGATTCATGTGGGCCTCAACAGAATTCGGGCTTACCACCCACGCACGCCGCCAACATGCGACCGCATCGTGGAGCTTGCCTTGACGCGCGAGAACAGAACCTAGATTTGTATGTGCCGAGGCATAATCCGGTTTAAGTTCCAACGCACGTTGATAGCAGGCTATCGATTCATCGTCTCTTCCTTGATCGCGCAAAGTATTGGCCAGCGAGTAGTAGGCCTCGGGGTAAACCGGATTTAGTTCCAAAGACTTTCTGTAGGAAGCTTCTGCCTCAGCCAGTTTTCGTTGGCCTTCCAGAGCTACGCCCATAGCGCGATGCGACTGGGCAGCTTCTGGTCGCAACTGAATTGCTCGACGAAGGCAGTCTACTGCAACGTCATAGTTGCCAGCCTGATTCGTAACCACGCCAAGAAGCCGCCAAGCATCCGCACAACTCGGATCTTCCGTAAGCACTTGTCGGCAAAGCTGTTCGGATTCTTCCGCACGCCCGGCTAAAAAGTACTGCGTGGCAACTGCCAAAACATCGCGAATATTTCCCATTCCCCCATTATTGCATTTATCGATCTAAAATGGCGATGATCGATGAAGTGTGCCACGGCACTGCTACAGAAATGTTGCCCCATTTATCGATGCCTGACACGCCGACCATATCCACCGCCAAATCCAGCCGCTAATCCACGGCATACGTTGGGGCAAAAAGCGATCCCAATTCCTCAGGCTCATCCACCACCACGTGCAGGTAAACGCTCGTGGTCAGCAGACTCGCGTGTCCTGCCGCCGCCTTCACCTCAGCAAGGCTCCGTCCGCCGGCAAGTGCATGGCTAATAAAGGTGTGCCGACCGTGGTGAATTGTCAGGGTGCGCAGTCGATCCCAACCCAGTACGCGGCAGGCAGTGTGGAAACGACGGCGCAGGACATGGCGATTGAGTGGATCTCCAAGTGTCGCCTGCTGTAGGGAACAGATGAAAGGATCACCACGCTTCGCGCCTTGAAAATGTCGATAGTCGCGCCCGTGCAGGTAAACGCTCGTGGTCAGCAGACTCGCGTGTCCTGCCGCTGCCTTCCGGTCAGTTTCGCGGTGCAGAAATCAGCTCCCCTTGCCCAACCCTCTTCGGAACGACTCGCGCGTGAGTGCTTTTTCTAAGCCAAGAGATTGCAATAACTTACTGATTCCGAGTCTTGTTCGGTCCCCCTCAAACCCAAGCAACCTATCTCGGAACTGGCGATTGCAGGTTAACAGAACGGTCGCGCCGCCTGTTAACTGGACTGTGTTAGTTTTTTTGTGGCAAAAACTCGCGACTGGCAAAGTGACGGTCGCGCGCAAAAGTGGGTCATTGGGGTACCCGAAACACGGCCGCATCGTCATTTCCGCTGATTGTGAGCACACCATGCCTGATATTCCCTGAATAAACCCGAGCTCAGTATTGCCGCCACGTGTGCCGGATTAGTTTGTAGGCGTTTCGGGCCACATCGGCATGGCGATCGAAGTCGGAGCGTGTCATCTCACGAACTCGACCTCTTGCAGTAAGCTCGTTCGCATAATTGTTAATGGCGGATGAAGCCAGATAGCTCGTGCATTTCACAATGATGCCCGGAACGGCGTCAACGACGAGCAATTGCAGCCGTTTATCGGCAGGGTGCCGTTCCTCATACGGCACAGCAAAATCAAGCACATCAGATGTCAGTGTCCCTATTCGCCCGCCGCCGATATGGTCGCAATATTCGAGGAGATCGATCCAGTTGCAGCACGCATACCAGCACAAGCCAATGCCACCGTTAGCAAGTAGGCAATTCTCTGGTGAACCATTTTCGAGAGATAAAATCGGCAGCAACGGCTCAAGCAAGGCATCCGGATGCGAAACTACTCCAACAATGCACCGGAGACGTGGAACCGACTTTCCCGAGGCCAACTGCTGGCGATATGCGGATATTACTGACCACGCGTCATCTGTCGACAGTTTCGCAGCGACCTCATATTCGAGAGTTGCCTGACGCGGATCACGCCAAAGAAAAACAACGCCTTCCGTAAGATGGTCATCCGGAGCGGAAGCGATGAAGGCGAATTCAGCACACGCGAGGCCTGACCGTCGAATGTCGTGGGCGTCACCTAGCTCGATCTCACGCGCGTTAAGGTTACGAAACACTGTATCGCACAGCGCGCGCGTTCGCCGAAGTTCGTACGTGCGAAGCGATCTGATTGGGTTCTGCGCCGAATCGGCCAATTTAATGATGTTGCGTTCTTCCAAACCTTTCCAGGCAAGGAGCATGCTTTTGTCAACGGCAGCGTTATCAAGAGTGGGCAGGCCAGTCATCTCAATTAACCAAGGAATTGCTGCGTCTGCGATTGCCGCCTCCGTTGCCAATCCAACATTCGCGTTTTCCACCCATTGTGTGTCGAATTCCAAATCCCAGAGCGAATGCCCCTCAGAATTCCATTTCTCGCGCACCTTTTCTTCAACGACATGTTTCAATTCTGCCGGATCGCGAAGAACTGCGGCGATTATTTGTTGCAGACGAGCATCCGGCGTTTCTAAAGAAGTCGGTTCCACCGGCGAGAAGCCAGCGTCTAGCAAACGGCAAAGATACGGCGAGGAAAATGTAACTTCCGCCATGCTTTTGGCAATTATGTATTGATAATGCATTGAGCCAAAATGCCCATCCAGGAATGTGAGGCGGTGGTACCAGTTCGCGTATTGCTCGTCGAGCGTGTCGATTGCTGCCGAGCCCAGGTGCGCAGGAAGCGCTTTAATCCCCAGATACGTGGCAAAGCACTCGTGAGCCTCGCGGGAACTTGAGATTAATTTCTCGAGAAAGAGGCCTAGCGCAATATCTTGCCTCTGCGACCGAAAAAGTAGAGTGATGCTCGTCAGTGCTAGGCCATCCGGCGTCGTGAAAAGAATCTCGTCGTGGATAGATTCATGAACGGCCACCATGGGTTCCATTGCATACTCGGAATTGAGGACCATTCGCCGGAAATCGTGCATTCCTTTGATTTGAGCGTAGAAGTGGTTGTCATCGCGCATTACGCTGGTTCCGCTAAGCTAAAGTCCGGATTTGGGAGCCGATCATGAACGACCCGCAGCTGGAGTTTAACGAGTTCGAGCCCATCCTTCGACGAATGGTCCAACGGCAGGCAACCTGGCAACGCAGTCAAAGCGGTCGACGAAAGGAATTGGCGCAACATGCAAAGCTCTCGGACTGGATACCACTGCCCTATCAAGTCTACGTGATGCCGATCCAGCAACTAACGCACGAATCCCTCGGCGCTTTTCTGGACGTATTCGTCAATGACATAATTATCCCCGCAATTGTCGATCGGAATGGACTGGAATCGTCCTTCGACGTCTGCGGCCTATGCAGCATCGTTGGAGGACCGCCATGGAGCATGGTAATGGCGCTACCAGACAGTCAGATCCTTCAACGTGTGAACGATGTCTACCCAAACGCGCTCACAGCGGAACTTAAATCGAAAGCAGTTTACGAAGAGCTGCGCGCCAAAGGCATCCGGAGGTCGATCCTGTTAAATGATGGTGCGGCCCTGGATAATCGTGGCAAGGGATTGATGCCAAATGGAACCTGTTTTCCAATGCACGTTTTCTTTGATCACACCGAGAACCGAATGCTCGTTTACAACTTGGGGCAAATTTCGGCGCCCAATAATTTTATTGCCTTTGGCTGCACAACTGTTTCCGAAGTCCACAACTGCCTGGGCGCATTTGATTACCTGTTGCGTACTAATCCGGCACAAGCTACGTACATTCGACAGGCCGCGACGACTACTAACCCCGTCGGTAACATCGAGCGAGGGTGTAAGGAACAACTGCTTCGAGGATGGGCACCCCACAAAATGGAAGTCCACTGCGCAGATCCTGAGGTCTGGAGATGGGTTGACGGCTGACCACCGTTGTACTTCCGCCGTCGCACGTCGTTGCGATAAATGCTAGGCCGGTAACGCGCTTGACTGCTTGCCCTGGGAGATTGAGTATTTCACCTCACCGGTTTTTGCAATGTAAAGTGTGTACTGACTCTGCTGCGCGTCGCGGAGTACCGCCTTGCAAGATCCACCTGATCCTTCAAGTAAAGCCTTGAAGTTCTCAATTGATTCGATCTCGAAACGATGGATATCGAGTGACATCATGTGAGTGCGAATGACGGATTTGATTCGATCATAGTCCCATTTTCGATCTGCAGTGTCACGCCGCATTTCGATCACAAGCAGAATTATCGACACGATGAATCCGCCCCAAGCAGAAATGTCAGCCGGACCGACAAGATGAAGTGCAACGTGCCCGGGCGCTACAACTACATCAGCTCCGACTTTTCTTGTGGCAACGGCTTTCACTTCATCGATCACACTCTCGTGAATGTCGTCGGAAAAGTCGAATTCAATAGGCGTATCTGCCATTGTCGTTCCTTTCCCGTTTCAGTATCGAACGGGTCAGCGTAGCAAAGCGAGTCGCCAGACACCGACTTATTTCTGAGGCTTTCTGGCTTGCCGTTCGCGAAACCAAGGAATCCAATCACTCACCGATTATGCCAAGATCGTCGCCGGTTGCAACAAGCGATTAGGTCGCAACGTCAATGCACAATGCACCTGCTTTCGATGCTCAAAGGCCAACGCAATTCCGAGCCCCACCACCACCATCAGCCACAGCAGGTTTCGGATCGTGAAACGGAGCATGGTTCCCTACTCCGGCGAGCGAAGCTGATCGTTAACAAATACGTGGTCGCCGGGACCAAGGCGTATTTGATCACCGGCTTTCACCGGACCATACGAGTTTTTTCCAATGACAATCTTGCCGTCCCTGGTTGGGGTCGTAATCATATAAGACTGATTGTCCATGACATGCGACGTGAAATCCCAAGCGGGTATGTATATCCCCGGCATGTTCGGAAGGGACAGTACCGCCGGGATGCCCCATGCCAACACCGGCGGCCCAATCGCCAGTACGATCAGCAGCGTGCGGAGTTTGTAGCGGGGCATTTGCCTATTCGTCGTTCTCGACGCATTGCCTAGCGATGCGCTCAAGCTCTGCGTCCGACGTGCGATAGGTACGATACAAGGCAATCCAAAGCGCAATTACCGTTCCTGCAAGCACCGCCGCCATCATATATCCGTACCATTCGCGAAACCAAAGGCCATAGCCCATCACCGCGAAAAACGGAATCCAGACTGCCGGTCCTACAGCATGGCCAAGTAGCGTGCGGAGGCGGAAACGCATCGGTGAGCTTTCTACAGTGCCTCTTATTCCACTGCGGGCCCCAATTCCCGTCAGTAACTTGTTCGCAGCGGAAGGGTATTGGACGCCGGGACGCTTTTACCTGTGGCCGGGAACTCGTCGATCCGAGCTCGAAAAGGCTGGTGCTCTGGGCGGACCGAGGGCGGGAAGAACCCCTGCAGCGTGCCTCCTGCCGATGACAGCTGGACCGGCACAGAGATTGCGCCTGCGTTTGATTCCAGGACCAGGACGTAGCGAGATGACTTGAGGCTACCACTGACTCTGTAATCCACGCTCACCCCGAGCTGAGTGCCATCGGGCAGCAACTGAGGAAGTGCAATACCCGCAGAGAGAAGGATCGACGGCTGCTCGCTGGGCGCGGAGGGCTGGGGATTCCCGTGATTGTTCGCGAATGGCTCCAACCTTTTGACCGGATCCACCGCTAGTGTCTCGTCCGTACCTGTCTCCGTGGACGCGGGCGGTGGAGGTGGCGCGGGCGGGGCAGTGACACTTGGTGTTGAGGGTGGCTCGCATCCGCCGTAGAGCAATGGCAGAATGCCAAATAGAATTGCAATTGCAAGCGAACGTAGGATCGTTGCCGCAACTGCTATGACGCGGCCGGGAGTCGAATAGTAGCCATGCCGACTGAAGATCGAGTGCCTGACCATCCCCTCAATCCTACCGCCCGCCAAATCGCGGAGCGAGCATCATGGGATTGAAACCAATTTTCGTAGTCCCATCTCGCTGTCGTAACGTCTGGCGGTTTTTTTGCTGACTCCGATTTTCATGGCGGCCTGAATCAATGCGGCTGTATGGCTCAAATGGGAACCGGTGCCGGTTCTGATGCGAACGTACACTTCGCGGAGTTTTTCCGCCCTCATTTGCTTTTTCTTACGCAGCGTGAACGACGTGCTGCTTTGGGGCTGTGGGAGAAGATTTATCGATGGTGGCGGTTTTCATGCCCGCCAGTTTGGTGCTGGGCTGGACGAAAAGCAATCAGCTTCGCTTCTAAATTGCCGTACACTCGTCGGCGATACATCTCGCTTCGATGATGTGCAACTGGCATGGACGCCCTAGATGCAAAGCGGCGCCTTCGTCGGTTGCCAGCCCGAGTCGCTCACGCGGGAGGAATGGGACAATATCGTCCGACCTGTAATCCAGCGCGCACCAGAGGTATCAGAGGACTCATCATTAAATTGAAACAATCCGCTCCGGACAACTGCTTTTTCCATTTTGTGCGATCAGCCGAGAAGCGGTAAGAAGCGACGCCAGAGCGGAAGATCTCGTGTCTTTTCATAAACGCTTGCCATACACGTTCCTGGTTTCGTCAATTCGGACACCGCATTGTCTTCATGAACCAGTTGTCTAAAATCTATGGCAGCTAGGCAATAAGCCGGCTGAGCGAGAGCGACGTGTCACATTCGCGAGGCAAGTTCAAGGCGTAGGTCGAAGAGATCGTAGCAGGTCGAACTTAGAAATATGCTGACGGCATTGTGAGCTGGCATACGCGTTTCCATGGTGATCGCAATCTTAGGCCAAACGTCGATTGCGTTGGCTTGTCGGTCAGTAAACATGTCTAGCGTGCCGGCCCGCCTTTTGGGCCAACCGGTTTCCCGCCAAGGTTCATTAGTTCTGAATGGTGTTCTCGAATGCCTCCATCAGTTTGTTGTGACATCCCGTGGGATTGCTACGGAAATCGACGTACTGTAGCCGCGCCATTCGAATGTGGAATTGCCGTACCTCGCAGTCCTCAATGAGAACCGGAATAATCCGTTTTGGCCTATTATCTATGGCCCAGTGCAATTCATCCTTTACCCACTCTGATTGTGCTGCCCTGAGCGACATTACTACCAAGAACCACTCACACGATTCCAAGCCTTGTACAATAGCTCGTTCCCATTGTGCCGACGTATTGATTTGCACCTTAGAGTACCACGTTTGGATGCCATTTCTTTCAAGCAGGGAAATGATTTCCTTTTCAACGAATTCGCGATCTTGTGTGGAATGACTAACAAATACGCGCGTCCGCTTCGATGGAACCGCGCCGCGTTGCCAGTCGTTTAGAGCGGAAGCCATCGAACCTGCCGTTGCATACCGGTCTTCCGGTTTAAAGGAAAGGCATTTCAGGCAGATGGATTCAAGTTGGTCTGGAATGGACCCCACAAGTTGTCGAGGCGGAATTGCTGACATTCCCGAAGATAAGTTCGACGTCAGGTCCCCCAAACTCGCGAATTCAAATGGTAATTGCCCTGTTAAACATTGATACAATGTGACTCCCAGACTCCAAACGTCAGATTGAGGTCCTAACGACTGAGGTTCTGAAAATGCTTCTGGGGCCATGTATCGCGGCGTGCCTGCAATCTGTTGTTCCAAATCCTTCTGTCGTATTGCGACCGCAAATCCACTCAATCTCGGCAATCCATTACTGTCGAGATAAACCACTTGTGGTTTAATGTTGCGGTGGAGATAGCCACGTCGATGAACATAATCCACGGCATCTGCAATCTTTGCGATGATCTCAATCAGCCGATCATAGGGCAACGACGTTGGGCTGCGTTTAAGTTCGAGTTCTAGCGAGCTCTCCATATATTCAAAAACACCATAGCTGAGCTCCTGTAATTGGTCACCCACATCCACGCTTTGACGTCCAACGTCATGCACTGCGACGATTGCTGGATGTTGCAAACTGGCAAGCATGCGCGATTCGTTTTCTACACCGAAGTCGGACCGGAATGCTTGCTTCTCGATCTTCAGGGCAACTGATCGGTCCAGAGCTATGTCCTTCGCCAGATATACGGTAGAAAATCCTCCTTGGCCCAAGTACTTAACGATCTCGTACCTGCCCACTCGCCCAGTTAGGGTTTTCATCCGGCGTCCTTTCGCGAACACTTCGTCCGGTTGTGCTGCGGCCAGCATAACACGGCTGACAGCACCGCTGGGGCACTCTTGAAAAGCGATCACCAACCAGTGTGAGTTTGCGAGTGGATTCCGCAATGGTTACAGTAAAGCGGCACTAACAGTGTTGGACATAGGCAGCTCCGCATTGGTGTAGCATGGCACTCGAAAAAGTCCCGCTTAGCGAAGTGAGACTTGGGCCAGTTCGACATGAATCGCTAAACGACGAACTGTCAGCACGCGCGAGAGCAATTTACGCAATAATCGGCAAACATATCGGCCCATACGAAACGTTCGAGCTGAACTTTTGCCGTGACGTGAATCCCGGTAGCGAAATTCAAATTTGGGAGATGATAGCCGCTGCATATTTACGGTACGGCGAATTGTTCGGCCCGTTGGACGATGCAACGGAAGAACACGCTTTTAATAGCCTCATTGTGCTGTCGATGAGGGGCGATAAACCGGCCTACGTTTCCCAACAGGTGTGGAAGAACGTTTTAAGCATGTTTCCGCCGCGCCCAAATCAATAGTCGTCCAGCCCTGAGAAGTTCCGGGTGAAGTGATCAATCGTACTTTTGGCCGAAGAGGGTGCAATTGATTGCGTTGAGCGACAATCACTCCCACGTTAGTTGGCTAGGAGGATTCATGACGCGAGTTTGTGCAGCGCGCCCAGCCGCTGATCTGATCATATACATCACCCGAAAGCACCATACACCCAAATAACAATGAGACGGTAAAGAATTGTCGCTCCTTGACCCCCTGCAAACATCGCACTACGTTGCACTCGTCACATTCACATTCGCAAGGGGAAATACCAATGGCCAGAATGAGCAAAGGCGGCGTCAACGTATCGGAAGCAGTTCGTGAATACTTGAAGGGCAATAGGAATGTTGGGCCCACAGCGGCAGCAGAAGCCGTTAGCAAGCAGATCGGTAAAAAGGTGGCACCAACCTATGTCAGCAACATCAAGGCACTGATGGGTGGTGCCAGAAAGAAGAAGGGTCGGAAAGGAAGGAAGCCGGGGCGTAAGGCAGGCGGTGTCGCTGTTGCCGCTCGGACTTACGCCAATGGTAGCGTTGAAGTAGCGACTCTGGCAGCGATCAAAGAACTCGTTGGTCGTGTCGGTGCCGGTACTGCTCACCAGTTGATAGACTTGTTGGCTTGAGCGATTGGGACGATTCTCTACATAGCTGCGGGCTTTAGCTGACCCTCATTGGCTACCATCCCGCCGGCTCCTGCCACCACTACGGTGACTCTTGTCGTGGGCGGAGGTTATCTGGGAAATCGGCCCCAATAGGTCCAATCGGCCGAAAAGCGTCATGCGTGGCTCGACGTTGGGTTGGGCGGAAGTAGAGGGCGCGTATTAAGGCCTCGGCAGTCTGGACCTCTGTGAACTATAAACTGCTCCCACGAAAATGCCCGTCTGACTTCTTACTTGTTCAGCTTGTCGATTAAGAACTCAATCGGGCCGGGGTACTGCAGGTCGGCAGGACCGCCTTGGTATCGCAGATGGCACTCCACCTTTAATCGATCCATCTGCTCCTTCAATTTGATCCCGAATCGCGGATGGTGCACCCAAGTGGCCGGCGGCGTATTCTCATCCACAGGAGTGTCGGCTTGACTATAGCTGGCGAAGAACGGCGGATCGTCGGGCGTCAAATGGCTGATGGGTGACGCTTCTTTGACCAGGGTGACAATCTCTGGTTTTTCTAATTCGTCCAGAGATTTGATTCCGTAGAAAGCTCTCAACGACGGATGTTCTTGCAACTTCTCGCATTGAAACCACCGACCGATCGTCGTCATGTCCACGGAAGATTGCCCTGCCCCAGGTGCAGCGCAGGTCAGCCGTGTCGATTCGCGCGATACTGGGTCGGGGTTTTGGAGATCGGCCAAATCGTCGTGAAGCCCTAGCCACATCGACATACATCCGCCAGCCGAAGTGCCAAAACAGCCCACGCGATCTTTGCGGATCTTGTACTCGTCGGCATGATAGCGAAGAAACTGGATGGCCCGAGCCCCATCATGCATCGGTGCGGGAAACGGTCCCGATTGGAGCAGGCGGTAGTTGATCGAGGCTACCGAGATGTGGGCTGCCAGAAGCTGCCGCAAGGCAACCGGCGGTATCTTCGACTTGTCGCCGACGGTAAAGGCGCCGGGATGCATGAAGATGGCTAGCGGCGTGGGCTGACCGTTTTCCCGTTTTGCGACCCACAGATCGAAGACGTTTCGATCGTACGGTCCATATTTGACGTTGGAATGAGAAGGGGCAACTTCATACTCGGTTAGCGGCGTATTCTTCTGCTGCGACTGTGCGTCAACGTATCGCAGGCCGATGCCAATGGTCGAAGCAATCGCCAAAACGAAGAACACAGGCTGTCTGAGCATGATTGTCTCTGGTTGCATGGAATGCAGGGCAATAGGACTGGATTGCCCGAGCGGCCGTCAGGTAGTGGCTTTTGACGATGGCTGTTGATATGTCATTAATTTATGCTCCCACGCACAAATGGGGCAATGATTTCAACCAGGGATCTCCATCCGCTCCTTCTCACGACTCGCTTCCCCATCTCTTTCCGCTGAGACCAACGGCTGTCGGAGCCAATGCCCGTCACCGCGTGTTCATGATTTCGATAGAAAATGCTGTGGGGAGATTCTATGGATCAGCAAGCGAAGAACAAAATGAAGGCGTTCGACGGTGCCGACCAGTGTTCGAAGTTTTCGACTTCCGGTCGTTTCTCGATTGGTGCAGGGGGAATTGGCGCAGCCCACAAATTCATAATTTCATAATGCCGTCCGGGTCAACGAACCTTGGGAAGACAAGGTGCGGGCGAAGAATCCGCAACCCACGCAATTTCAACTGATCCTAAACGCAGCGATTTATGGAGGCTGACCCCCTCTGCGACTGACGAGCCGTGCCAGGGCTCCCAAACCAAGAATGCACAAAGATCGCGCGGTGCAGAATATTACCTCCGGAAAAAATGAGATTTAGGACGCACGAGCGATTGACTTTTCTTCGCCCATTGCTCTACTTGCACCCCAATCTTCTTTCGAGGGGTAATTTCCTTGAAATGATTCTGGTCAAGACAGCTAAAGGGCGACTGCCTGGTTGAGGGGCGGTTCGTCGCAGAGTGTCGAGAAATTCGCTATTAGGCGGAAAACAATCCCGCCGGTCGCCGAGTTTCAGTCCGTTCGTAGTCGATTCCGTGAAATCCCGCACTGAAGAACCAGTCGATGCGGTTTGGGTTCGCTGTGCGCGCTTATATCCCCTGGAAGGTGCAACATGCGTTGGTGGACGTCGATCGCTAAGGAGATTCGCTCTCGGCTTCGTTCGCAGAGAAAGGGCGAGGATTTGCGCAAGCGGAGAATATTTTTCGAGTCGCTTGAAAAGCGCATGCTGCTCGCGTCTGTGCCAGATGGACAGATATTGTTGACCTCCTTTGTAACGGATACGTCGAATTCTGGCGCGCCCGATCAAAGTAACGACAATGGCCAGGCAGCGATCGGTTCCCGGCCCGAGCAGAATCGCTCAAGCGAACGCTCTGAAGTGACTCCCACGCCCGCGCCGTCATCGCCTTGGTGGCTGTTCAGTGCAAATGAAGATGGTGACGGCCCTCAAGGAGAATCCCCAACTCCTTGTCCAACCCCCACCCCTTGCCCGACTCCTTGTCCAACCCCAACACCTTGCCCGACTCCCAGTCCAACGCCTGGTCCAACTCCCAGTCCAACTCCCAGTCCAACGCCTAGTCCAACTCCCAGTCCAACTCCCAGTCCAACTCCCAGTCCAACGCCTAGTCCGACTCCCAGTCCAACTCCGACACCGGCACCGCTGTGGTGTAGCGTTTCAACGGTCTTGGAACACGACGATGCTACGCAATCTGAAAACTATCCCAGCATGGGTTGCTTTCGCGACGGCGACTTGAGTAACGACGTTACCATTAGCTATTACCTGGCCGGTAGTGCCACGCTGGGCGTTGACTACACAAAACCTCTCCACTACGGGACGTTCTACATTCCGGCCGGCCAAACGGAAAGCTTAGCAGCGCCGTACAAAGCAATCGATGATAATTACGTCGAAGATCCTTCTGGTGTAGGAGACGGAGAAACAATTGAGTTACACATCACCGACGTCGTAAGCGCGACACCGTACTCCGTTCCCACAGAGTATCCATACCTTACCAATGGCTTTGTAACCGACAACGATAGCCCTCAGGCGCCAAAACCGATACTCGAAGGATGTGGATGCTCGCAAGGTTCAGATCGAGGCAAAATAGGCGGCAACAGTCCGGGAGTTGGCAATTCGAACAGCGTGGCCGGATGGTCAGATAATCCAGTTCGATATTCTGACGGCACGGCTCTCGTAACCGCAGCGGACATTACGTCTGATGCCGATGGCTTACCCTGGGGCATATCTCGCTCCTGGACCAACGCACCTGGATACGCAACTGGCATGTTTTTCGGCTATGGAATGGTAATCGATGAGCAGCCAACATTGATCAATGTGAGCGTCAGCGTCAGTGTCGGGTCCACTAACAGCACACTTGCCGTGATCAGTAACGGACACTCGGCGTCATATTTTGTTTACAACACTGGCGAATACCGACCTGGCGAGCTTGTGGACGGCACTTTCGTCCCTAATTTCTTGCAAGAGACGCTCGTTCATGACACAACTTATGACACATGGCTATTCACCGACACGACTGGTTCGCAGTCGTACTTCTATGGATTCTCTTCGGGCCTTCCCAACCATTTGCAAGGACAATTGCAAGCATACAAAGACACGGACGGTAATAGTATTTCCTACGTTTACGACGTCTTTGGGCGCTTAAGCTACACACAGCGCGTATCCGGCGGGATTGCTGAGTGGCTTACGTTTGAATACTGGGAGAGTGACGACAATGGCCCCCTATTGGACAATGCGGGTCTGGTAAGTGACGTCTGGCTGGTACGTCAAGTTGGCGATTCAGAACCTCAGCTCATAGAGCAAGCCAGGTATGACTACTACGGTCATGACGAATTACACGGCAATCTTCACGATCTGAAAGAGGTGACTACGCGGGATGGCGACGGCAATACTCTCAATACGTCCTACTATCGTTATTACACTTCTGACGACATGGTAGTCGATGGTCAGACCGTCGGATACCAGCACGGATTGAAATACGTAGTATCGGGCAGCGCCTTTGATCGACTGACCACTTACGCCACCGAGTTGAGCACGCCGCTTACATCCTTTACTGTTTCGGACGAGCAGCTTGCGCCGTTTGCCGGTCACTTTTTTAAGTACACAGCTGACCAGACCGTCTCAGAGGAAGCAGTCCCGGGCGCATCTGATCCTGTTTCAATTGGCTACAGCTACGAGCCGTTCAGCGACGACCCGGACTGGACAACGTCAGATTATAACCACTGGACAGCACGTACGATCGAAAGCCGCCCCGACGGTACACGCAACATTGTTTACACCAATTTCATGGGGGAGGTGATGCTCAAGGTATTCGACGACCCAGGCAGCGGTGGCTTTTGCTCGTCGACGGAAAGGAAATGGATGACCTTCTATCGATATGACAATAGGGGCCGACTGCTTTTTGAGGCAGAGCCGTCGGCGGTTCTTAACTATGACGCCAACCTTTATACGGATCTTTTGGGTTACGACGACGGAAATTTCACTTTATTGGACGACAGTCACGGGCTGATCACTGACTATTCGTACTATGCGTCAACGAATTCGGAAAATGGCTCAGTGTATGGTTACCTGGCACAAGTAGCCATTCGCGAGGGTGAGTTGGGAACACCGATCGTTCAATCGCGTGATACCTATGTCGCTCATACCGCGCGTGATATCACGATTGTCCTTTCCGCGTCTCACACCGTCTATTCAAAGGACGAGACCACGGCGACAGGTGATCAAACGACGCAGTACGAGTACGTCTATTACGAGGGCGGGCAAAAATCACGTGAGAAGCGCACCGAGCCGGCACACGAGGTTACATACCAGTATTATGACACGTACGGGCGGCCGACCTGGCATGTGGATGAAGCGGGCTACTTAAACTTCACCGCCTACGATTCAGCAACCGGCGCCGTAATTCAGCAGATTACCGATGTCGACACCGACTTAATGTCAGACGTTCCTGATGATTTGGAGACTCCGACCGACGGTGGCTCGCACTTGACGACAACCTACGACGTGGATAGCAGGGGCCGCACCGTCAAGATGACTGACGCGAACAACAACGTCACATATACGGTTTACAATGATGCGGACAATGAAGTACGTGTTTACCCCGGGTGGAACGATACGACGCACAAGCCCACAGATCCGACGGCCGTGACGCGAGAAGACCGCGCGCATGGCTACACCGAGCAATTAACAACGTCGGATATGCCGAACTTGGATTCAAGCAATCGACCCGATGGATCTGAATCGATCACGGCAAGCCACATCCAAAGGTTGAGCCGTACCTACGTTGACAGTTTCGGCCGCCAAGCTCAGACCGATAACTATTTCTCCCTCACCGGAATCACTTACTCAGACACTCCATACCTTGGTACAGAAAATACGTCTGGAGTCGATCACCCCAACTACGACGCCACGCGTTACCTATACGACGATCTGGGTCGCACGATCAAAGTAGCCGGTCCGGCTATGGAGGTGGCCAGGATTACTCGCACTGTCTACGACACGCTTGGACGGACGGTGAGCGAGTGGATTGGCTCTAGCGACACGAACTCAAATGGACATCCTTGGTCGACCTCTGAGCCTGGCCAACTAGTCAAGAAAGCCGAGTACGAATACGACGAAGGTGAAGTCGGCGATGGCTACATGACCAGTTCGATCGATGGCGACGCTAATGAAACGAAAATGGAATACGACTTTCGTGGACGACTCACACAAACAACGCTTCCCGACCCAGATGGTTCGAGTGGAAGTCTCGATTCACCAGTGCTGAGCACTACCTACAACAACCTCGGTCAAGTTGTGACGCAGACGGATGCCAAGGGCAACGTGACGACCATTTCCTATGGTGTTGAAGATCACCTAACGACGACCACCTACCCCGATCCAGATGACGATGGGCCACTGGACGCCCCAATAGCGTACGAGCAGCTTAATTCACGGGGCTTGATCGAAACTTCCGTTGATCAAAACGGGAACTCGGCGTCCTACACATATGACGGCGCTGGGCGGGCGACTTCCGTTACGGGCGCCGATCCGGACGGTTCCGACCACCCGCTTCTGGCGCCGGTGATCAATTACGCCTACGACGGTGTCGGGAATGTCCGATTCATGACCGATGCTCTGTCGAACACTACTGAATACCAATACGACAAAGCCAATCGGCTTGTAACAACGCTCTTGCCGGATCCCGACGGTACGACTCCGTATGTTCATCCCACAACTACAAATAGTTACGACGCCGCTGGGAACCTGTATCGCGTAACTGATGCGAGAGGATTTGAGTCGGTATATCAATACGATATGCTTGGTCGCGAGAAGGCAGAATTAACGCCGTACTGGAGCGGCGGGGCCAGCGTCGGGTACTCTCAAGCATATGTTGCATACACCTACGACCCGTCGGGAAGAATAACGAGCGTACAAGATCCTAACTCGGGTACAATTTATGAGTACGACGTATTGGGACATTTGCATCGAGTGCTTTCGCAAAACCCAGCGACGGGGAGTTTTAACGTCTACACTTACTACAATTACGATACGGACGGATTGTTGACATCAACAGTCGATCCGACCGGACGTACCACTTATTATGAGTACGATAATCTGGGCAGGATGACGAAGACAAAGCAGGATAAGCAAACAACGCCAGCGTCTTACATCACGACAACTTACGAATACGACGCCAATAATAACCTGACCGAAGTAATCGACCCACAAGGAAATCACACGACCTACGGCTACGACAATCTAAACCGTCGTACGTCGATGACACAGCCAAATGCCGACGGCTCCGGCACGATCACGACGTTGTACGGCTACGACACGAACAGCAATTTGGCTAGCCAGACAGATCCGCTGGGAAACGTCACTCAATATTCGTATGATTATCTGAATCGGCGCACAAGCATGAGTGCGCCAGATCCGAGCGATGGATCACTGGTTGGCCCAACGATTGGCTATACTTACGACTCGAACAATAACGTGAGTTCGGTAACCGACCCGCTTGGCCAGGTTACATCCTATTCTTACGACACTCTAAACCGGAAAACTTCCGAAACGCAGCCCGATCCGGATGGTGAAGGGGATCTTCCCTCGCCCGTCACGACGTATACCTATGATGCCGTCGGCAATCAAACGTCACTGACTGACCCGGACGGAAACACGACTACGTGGGCCTATGATCCCGTCAATCGCCCGTATTTGGAAACGAACCAACTTGGTAAGACCAGGACGTATAAGTACGACGGGCATGGCAATCTCGTCGAACGCGTCGACCGGCTTGGCCGCAAGATCGTTTATGAGTACGACAGACTAAATCGCAATACGGCCGAGAAGTGGTACAACTCCGGTAGCGATACTCCCGTCAACTCAATCAGTTTCGGTTACGATCTGGCCGGCCGGCTAACCGACGCCAGCGATACATCTGCGACGTACCACTACGAATACGACGCGGTAGGACGACGCGACACCGAAAGCCAAGACATCAGCGGCCTCGGATCCGACGGTGGCTTAACACCCGACATTCAGTACTCCAGCCAATACAATTCCGATGGTTTCCGTACCGATCTTAGTGCCACGATCAACGGAACTGCCGACTTTCACAATGCGTACACGCCCGACAATCTGCAACGGTTATGGAAGTTAGTGCAGCAGAGTCCGACTAGTGGCAACGCTGTCACCGCGAAGTCCGCCAAGTTTACTTATTATGATGATAGCGAGATAAGGCAGATTGCCCGATTTGCCGGCGCGATCGATTCCGAGTTGGTCGTCAACAGCTTCTATTCCTACGACGACATGGGGCGTCTGAAGCAGCTGACGCATACGAAGGCTACGTCGGCGCCCACGTCCGATTTTGGCTCCGACGCTAAGGCCGGGTATGCCTACACGTACGACGACAGGAGCCGGATAACGTCGATAAATTCCTACCTGGATGACCTCACGGACTATAGCTACGACCATACGAATCAATTGACTGACGCAAATAGCGATTCCAATGGCGACGATGCATATTCTTACGACGTCAACGGCAACCGCGCCATGGACGGTTATTCCACCAATTCCAATAATCAACTCGTCAGCGACGGCTCACATGAATATCTCTACGACGACGAGGGCAATCGACTCAGTAGCACCGATCTCGCGACAGGCCAAATCACGCGATACCAGTACGACTTTCGCAATTGCCTCACAGAGGTTAAGGACGAGGTTCCTATTGATGCGCCGGCCGACGACGGTGACGGCACAACGTGGAACTGGGGATCCAGCATTGTATCGGAAGTACCTGCCGATCCGGGCCCCATTGGCGGGGGCGTGCGCTATGCCACAATCAGCATTACGGGACAATCATATACCCTTATTGGAGGCGCGGGAGCGGATCTTCCTGGGTACCTTGATGATGACCTCTACACAAATGGCTATCCGGCTATCGAAGGGCGAAGTCTGTTATTCGCTGTTAGCATTCCATCAGGGGCTCCGCAGCTTCAATTTTCTTTGTCCGACGGAACCGCGACAGTCGACACCGATTACACGAACGATACCGAGGTCTCGTACCATAGCGGCAATGTGATGATCGCCGGTCACGTGATTCAAGGTCCAGTTGAAATCATTAGCGTGCCGACGATTTCGAACCAGATTCAGGACGGTGCTAGGTACTTGCACTTCACGGCCTGGTTCACCGGATTTTCGGCCTCGAGCATCACGCTTGAGGGTGACATTTTGGATGATGACGGCACCGATCCATCGACAATACAATGGGGCGCTGGAGCGCAAGCAGCACCGGTTGCGGGTAATCCGGCTAACGTCGACTTTTGGACGTCTGGTCCAGCCAGTCTCGAGTATTATGTCGAGGACTTCTCAGCCCATTATGGCGTGGATTATGTGGGGGTAGTAGGGGATTCTCAACATTGGGTGACACTGGCGCCGTCGAATGGTGCGGTGTCTACGGGCGTCGAGTTCCCGACTATCCTAACCGATCAACCCTCGCCGAAGAATTCGTTCAAGATCCATGTGCGAGTAGCAGGCTACCCAGAAACCGCACGCACGCTGGAGGCGGATATCCTGCCTCACGGCGGTTATTCAATCTTACAAACAACCACTTATGCCTACGATTATGCCAACCGGCTGGTGCGCCGCACTGTCGACGATGACGGCCCCGGTGAAGACGCTGCGACAGACACGTTTTTTTCCTACGATAGCGCCCAGGTCGCATTGCAGTTCGACGGCAACGATTATGAAGACCTCTCGCACCGCTATCTTTGGGGTCCGGCTGTCGACCAACTATTGGCTGACGAACAATTGTCGCCGCCACCCACCGGCGGGCGCAGCTCCGGCGACTGGGCCGGCAGCGTTCTCTGGCCCCTCGCCGATCACCTCGGAACGATCCGCGACCTCGCGACCCACGATTCCTCAACCCACGACACGACCGTCGCGAACCATCGCCTCTACGACAGCTTCGGCAATCTCAAGAGCGAGTCCGATGACACTGTGGACGAAATCTTCGGCTTCACGGGCCGGCTGTTCGACGAAATCACCGGTTTGCAGAACAATCTTAACCGCTGGTATGATTCAAGTGTCGGGCGGTGGATAAGTGAAGACCCGACCGGACTACGGCCCGACGTCAATCCGTATAGGTATGTCGGGAACTCATCAACAAATCACACCGATCCGACTGGTCTTCAAGCGGCTGGAAATCAGAACGGTGGCTCTGATAGCGCTGAAAATGACATTAGTGAGGTCAAGGAGTTTGCGTTCGGAGATATTAAGGTCCAGATTGCCGCTGATGCTTCACCGACTGAAAATCTAAACTTACCACCCTCAAAGCAAATACCGCCGATCATTAATATTACGGTTATTGCGGCTGATTCCAAAGCCATGACCGGAAACCGATGGTGGATATCATTTAAGAAGATTATCGTCGTAAAAACGTCAAATGCTGACAAGTCCGTCGAGTTTCCCTTCAATCAAAATCGGCCTTGGGAGAAAGATGCTGGCTTTAAGTATGCCACGAAAGGTGTGTTTATCGACACACCCGGCAGAGCAGTTTCGAAAAAAGGTTTGTCGATTCACCTTGAGGCATATTATGCCGTAGGAATTGTATGTCGTTCTGCTACGGATCCTAAGAAAGTGTCGGATCTTCTCGCCAGCTTTACATACTCTGCTAACATCACCGATGACTGGACTGGGGCGAAGCGTAACTCCAAGGCTGCATATAAGATACCTGATGGCGAGTTTCCCAAGGATTGGGCGAAGCTGCTGGGAGTTACTATCGACAAGTCTTTGAACCCGAAATAGCTCGCTTCACGCAATCAGCTAGCAGTGAGTTGTCTGTGCGATCCGCAGGCAACGTCGCGTGCCGTGTGTCAGTGTGGCCACTTGAAATCAGCGTTGCCCCGTTAGGCGGATTATCCTCTAATGGATTCGTGCTTTTGGGGAGCCGCGCCGAAACCGCTGGGAGGAGGTTGTGGTGTGAAGTTTGTCCTTGCTCATCGCCAAGCCGCTATTATGGTCGGCATACTAAGTCTCGTTGGGATGCTTCTGTCGCCGGTCATCGTTCGCCTAAATCGTCGATTGCTGATTCAGGATTATCGTCGGAGCCATTGGCTTGCGTGCGAGGGTTCTGTGTTAGACGCGGGCCGAACCTACAACATCCTTGTGTTCCAATGCAATTTTCAAGGTTGGCCGGGTGAAATGAGTCAGGATGTTGTTGTCACCGACTCGACGTATCAGGTTGTAGCGGTTCACCCAAGTGTCCATGAATCAATGTTCGTTTCTGCGAACGTGAGCACAATCGGCGGTCGAGACTCGCTCGAAATTCGTCGTTCGATTCGTCCAGGCTTTCAACAAGAGGTTGCATTTTACGAGTGCCGTGGGGGCCGTTTGCAGGAGGTCAGTCGAGTTCTTGACCCGCCAGAGATACAGCTTCCACCGCAGATTGATCTGCGTGAATTGTCGCGCCGCGCTCATAGCACGACAGCGCGGAGATAAGCCAGGGTTGTGAGCGCCACCGCGTCGGTGGTTTCGTGAGCAGGTCTATCAGTGACGATAGGGCCTGGGGTCATGGAATGCTCCCCGAAAGTTGATCCATGTGTTATGAGAGTCCAACGGCCCTTTGCGGGCAGGAGGATTCTCGATGAAAGGCAAGAAGCACGGTCCGGAGCAGATCATCAAGAAGCTGCGTGAAGCAGATGCGATGCTGGCGACGGGCAAGACGATCGGCCAGGTGGTTCAGAGCCTGGAGATCAGTGAGCAGACATTCCACCGCTGGCGGAATCAATACGGTGGGATGAAGGCAGAGGCTGCGAAGCGGCTGAAGGAGATGCCGGAAGAAAACTGACGTCTCAAGAACTGTTGGCCGAGGCAGAAGGGAAACTGCTGAGCCCTGCGCGGCGTCTGAAAGCGGACCAGCACGTGCGCCAATGTCGGCATTTGTTGCAGGGAGGGCCGCCAGAGTACGAGGGTACCATTGCCGGGCAATTCCTCTTGCTCCATCATGGTTTTGATGCCGACCATCCCCGCCTCAATTGCCGATGCGATTCAATGCCACGAATCAGGCCGTTTTCAGGAAGCGGAACGGATTTATCGTCAGATTCTCGCGGCCGATCCAGCCAACGTTGCGGCTTGGCATCTACTCGGCAGACTTGCAGATCAGTTTGGCGAGCGCGAAACGGCTATCCAATGTCTTCGTCAAGCGGTCAGCATTAGTCCTGACTATGCCGAGGCGCATTGCGACCTGGGGACCGTCCTGGAAGCCCAAGGGACATTGTCAGAAGCCGCAGCCGCCTATCAGCGGGCGATTGAATTGAAGCCGCAGTTTGCCGCGGCCCACTACAACCTTGGAAATTGTCAGCGTCAGCAACGTCACAGGGCCGCTGCGATTGCCAGCTTTCGAACGGCGGTAAGCACCGATCCAAAGCTAGCACCAGCTCACGCTAATCTGGCTCTTCTACTCACGGATGAGGGCAAGGTCGAGGAGGCAATCGGGCACTTTCATCAGGCGCTGCGACTAATGCCGCGATACCCAGAGGCGCTGTTTGGTTTAGGTTTCGCCTTACGGGAACAGGGAAACCTTAGTGATGCAGTCGCGTACTTTCGTCTAGGCTTGGACGCACAACCTGACAACGTTGGTATGAGGTTCAAGCTCGGCGTCATTCTTGAGCAACAAGGAAATCTCGAAGACGCCATGAACTGTTATTGCCGCGTCCTTGAACTCCAGCCAGAGCACGCCAAAGCAAACCATCATTTGGGCCGCTTGCTCTGGATGAGCGGATGCCCGGATGATGCGCTCACGCGAATTCGTTCATTTTTGACCCTTGATCCGAATTGCGCGGAAGCGATTGGAAATCTCGGGATTGTCCACACGGCACGGCAAGACCTGGAAGAGGCCGCTAAATGCTTTGAACGTGCCATTGAATTAAAGCCGGATTTGGCTGGGCCACACATCGGACGCTCTCATGTCTGGCTGCTCAAAGGCAATTTTGCAGAAGGTTGGCCGGAGTACGAATGGCGATGGAAGGATCCCCAGATGCCTTCACGGCAAGTTCAATACCGGCAATGGAATGGTGAAGCACTCAAGGGCAAGACAATTCTTTTAGATACTGAACAAGGTTTTGGCGACTCGCTGCAATTCATACGCTATGCGGAGATAATACAACGACTTGGGGCGTCAGTAATGGTCAGGTGTCCGAAGCAGCTTGTTCCACTTATCGCCAGATGCAAAGGAGTCAATCAGGTCATCGGGGAAAGGGAAGAACTGCCGAGATTTGACTTTTACACGCCACTCTTGAGTCTGCCAGGGATTCTTCAAACGGAACTCCATACGATTCCCGCAAACGTTCCGTATTTGTCCGCCGATCCATTGCTAATAGCAGAGTGGCGGGCAAGGCTTGACGAGTCAATTTTGTCTCACGGTGCTAGTCAGCTTCATCATGAGTTACGTATCGGCATTAACTGGCAGGGCCGGCGCGGAATAGGTGAATTCCGTCTGCGCGATATTCCGCTGGATTCGTTTGCGAAGCTTTCCCATTTGCCCGGCGTACGACTGATAGGCTTACAGAAGTCAGAAGGCGTCGGCGAGCCGGCTGTATCTGCGGCTCCGCCCGGAACGATCGATTTCGGCGGAGAGATCGACAGAGTGCATGGCGCGTTCATGGACACGGCGGCGATCATCATGAACCTCGACCTCGTGCTTAGTTCAGACACTGCGGTTTGCCACTTGGCCGGCGCACTGGGCGTCCCCGTTTGGCTTGCACTTCCATTCGCCGCCGACTGGCGATGGTTGCTCGACCGTTCCGATAGCCCATGGTATCCCACAATGCGACTCTTTCGCCAAAAAACCCGCGGTGACTGGGACGGCGTGTTCAACGAAATTGAAATGGCATTGCGTCGCAAACTTCAAGAGCACACTCTCTGACAAAGTACGATTAAGAGAGCTTTGGTTTCGAACGACAACAGCGGTCCAAGGGAAATCAATGCTTGCAAATCGCAGTCAACCGACGTCAACCACCGACAATTCAAGCCTCCAATGTGCAGCGCATCTGCAGCACGCATTTGGTCGCAATTTGCGCAAGCAGTTAATTGCTGCGGATACATTCACGCCACGACGATTTGCCATATCTCTGCTCCGTTTGTAGGTGGGAACAGTCCAGGCTAAATAGGACCTTGCGCTTTTCGGAGCGCGTTTGATATTGGAGAAAAAGTTGGCCTGGCGCTACCGTTCGGGTGTGTATCCCAAAATGAACAGGAGCCCAGGCCATGGACGGCAGTATCGAGTTGTCGGCAGAACAACGCAAGGTCTTGTTGTCTGCGTATCGTTGTGGAAATGACGTGCGAGTATCCCGTCGAGCCCACATTGTGTTGCTCGTATCGGAGGGCTGGTCTTATCGCGAGGTGCGAGCCATTACGTTTGCCAGCTTTGATCTGATCTGCGACTGCGTCAGGAGCTTCCAACATGGAGGCCCTGCCGCGGTCTTGAAAGACAGTTCCGGCCAGCCGGCGGTTATTCCCAACTGGCTGTTGACTGTTCAACGCTGGCTCCAGAGCCGAACTCCCCAAGACTTCGGCTACTTTCGTTCCCGTTGGTCATGTTCGGCATTGGCAGAGACTCTGGCATGGGAAAAGGGGATCCGTTTGAGCGGTGAAACCGTTCGCCGGGGACTGGCACGGTTGGGATGGGTATGGCGTAGACCGCGACCAGTCGTTGGTCCGATCGACCCTCAATATGACGTTAAACTCCAGAAAATACGCAGCCTCCTTGCTTCGCTTCCCGACAATGAGACGGCCCTGTTTCAGGACGAAGTGGATGTAAATCTCAATCCCAAGATCGGCTCCTGCTGGATGCGGCGAGGGCAGCAAGCAGAAGTGGTTACGCCCGGCAACAACCAAAAGCGACACGTTGCTGGTTCGTTGCACTGGCGGACCGGGAAGCTGCTCGTCAGTCAGACCCTGGAACAGCTGTTGGTTCAAGCAACGATTGGTTCCAACACGCCGGACGCTACTACTCCGAGATGCGAAACGTCTTTCCCCTTGCCGCCTAGCGCTCCGGTCATGCGGAGGTTCTATTTAGTTCTGGGTGTATGTTGAAACAACCCTTCCATCAGTGGGGCTTACCGCAATAAGCCATCAGCACCGCGGGTGCGAAGCCTTAACCAAAGCCCAACAACACCAAGCCAACCGGTTGACATGTTACTGGCCAGTTGGCTCACCTGGCGATTTAGCCTCGCCCGCCTCCGCTGCCTGTGCAACGTCAGTGGTAGAGACGGAGAAAAAGAACTTCTCTAGATCAGTGGGAGATTGTTGGGGCGGAGTTCTACGAACACCGAGTGCGTGAAGCACTCGTTTGCCAATGTAGGTCCACACGTATACATAGCGTTGGTCCGCGTGGTGGAAGTTGCAACGAAGCACCTTCCGGTCGAGCATTTTGGTGATGGCGGCATCCGTATAAAGATTGCCGAGAATTTCTCCCATCGTTTTTCTCTCTTGAGTGACGATCGCTTCAGATTCCCCGAATTTCTTCAAGAACTGAATCGTATGAAGGTCGAGCGATGCGATAATTTCGTCAACGGTTGCGTGCTCATGCTGTAAAGCGGCTCGAATGGCATCCTCGATCTGTTCTGACAATTTCGCTTGGACTCCCTCAAGTGAGGCTCGACTACCTTGTCCTAGCCTGAATGTGACCGGAAAGCGACGGTGCTTTAGATCGAAGGGCAACTCTTCCGGAGGGCCATGCTCTGTGTTCATCACGAGAATGAGACGATCCCACCCTACTTTGGCTGCCGCGTAGCCGAGTTCCGCAAGTACATTTGGATTGGGCAATAGTTTTGGCTTTTTGTTCGGGTTTGTTGTTTGACCGACCAAACTGACGTCGGCAATTACAAGCCCCGCTTCCCGAATCTTGGCGAAGATAGTGCCGGCTATCTCCGGTGTGCCCGGAATTTCCTGTGTGTCATGATCAAGGCGTGGAGCGTCTTCCAGTGATGCATCTACTTTGAGACGTTCAATGGCGGACGCACAAGCAGCGTGGATAACGTCTCTCGTCAGCTTTCGAGGCAGGTCACTTTGCCAGGAGTAGAAAACCGTGAATTCGGCCACGGGTTGACCTCGTTAGTCTGTTGCAGGGCCTGGGGCTGCTTGCTCAAGGGCTTCTTCCTTGATGCCTAGGATTTCGCCAACGTACTCATAAAGCATTTCAGCAAACAAAGGGGCTGAGCAGCCAAAGATTACCCTCGATGTCTCCCGCCAGCGGCTTTGGAGGGCCACGACGTGATAGACCCATTGCCCTTCGCTGTTTTGACGGAAGCCGTAGATCGGCCCGCCACTCATGCCTTCGATTGATTCGATGGTGATATCGGGCGGAATCTGTCCGACGAACCAAGAGTCAGGCAACGGATTGGGAATGGAGTTCGGGTTAATACGGTCAATGGCAATCATCACGGGCTGTATTCCGCCGAACACAGCACCATCATCTCTGAACTCACATTCTGTCAGGTGACGCGGAACGCCGAGAATCTTGTAGTGCTGAAACGTGAGGTCTTTCTGGCTGATCCAGTTCTCGCGTCCAACCGATTTAACGCCGTTGGCGTGGAGTGCTTGGACTTCGAGTGGGCCAAGAGGGATAGCCGCAAAATCGAGGCCCTGCGAGTCGTCGTCGATATACAAAGCTCGACCGACTTCATAGGTGTAGGGAATCTTAATATCGTTGATGACGTTGTCGCCGAAGTAGTCCGCCAGACCGACATCCCAGATTTTCATCATGCCCGCCTTGATCGGCTTGTCGAATTTCTCATCGAGGCAATGACCGGCCGTAATCCAGAAGATTCGGTTATGGATGTTCATCACGAAACCGGAGAACGCAAACATGCCCCGACTAAAGGGCTTGCCGTTTTCATAGGTTTCGTAGAGGCCTGTCAGAACGACAAGGTGACGGCTCATGAATCGCATGAACGCCTTGGCATTGGCGATTTCGGCTTCTGTCATTCCGTTGGTGTTGTTCTCTGCCATGAATCAACGCTGGTTGGGAATGTCGCTCCATTGCTTCCAATAGCCACGCTGCAACAGGTTTTTGGCTTCGCGGCGTTGCTCGTGGCTTGCTCCATTCGCATTTTCTCCAGTTCCTTCACAAGCTCCGAGCATCCGGCTCATCCGGGTGATGGACGGACAGATATTCGCCGTCGCCCTTGTACTCACGCAGCAGCCTGACCATCTGTTCTTCAAACTCAGCAGCGAGCGGATGATCGGCGGGATACGAAAAGCGTAGCGAGTCCTCCTCGTCGCGGTAGATGGCCTGCTCGAAATTCACATAGAGGTCGTTGTTGCTCTGGAGCGTAAATTTGATGTAACTGGATTCGCCGACGGGCAAACCGCGAAATCCGATCAGCAAAAACAAATATCGACCGCCAAATCCAGCCGCTAATCCACGGTGTACGTTGGGGCAAAAAGCGATCCCAATTCCTCAGGCTCATCCACCACCACGTGCAGGTAAACGCTCGTGGTCAGCAGACTCGCGTGTCCTGCTGCTGCCTTCACCTCAGCAAGGCTCCGTCCGCCGGCAAGTGCATGGCTAATAAAGGTATGCCGACCGTGGTGAATTGTCAGGGTGCGCAGTCGATCCCAACCCAGTACGCGGCAGGCCGTGTGGAAACGACGGCGCAGGACGTGGCGATTGAGATGATCGCCCATGGTTGCATGCCGTAGCGAGCAGATGAAAGGATCGCCCCGCTTCGCGCCTTGAGCGTGCCGATAATTGCGCCACGCAGTTAGGTCGGCCAGAGTTCCCGCGTCCCACCACAGTGGAATGCGGCGCGGACGCATGAGCTTGGCGTGCTCGGCTCGAATCAGGAGATGTGGTCGCCCGACATCGACGCGCACGTCCCCGAGTCGAAGTCCGCCGATCTCACTGGCCCGTAGACCGCAGCAACAGGCGAGGCGCAGGATAGCCAGATTCATTTGGACGTTTGGCAATCGAGTGGCGCGGCGCTTCAGATCACGCAGCACTGTGTCCAATTCTCGACGCGACAAGATCTGCGAGGCGTCGATGTTCCAGGTGGAGTAGGCGTGCATCGAGGAATCTCCGAGCGTTGAATAAAAATCCAGCGCTCGCACAGTTACCTCGACGTGCGCCGCACCTCAAGCGCCAAACTGGTAACCACTTTCAAGGAAATGGTTACCATCTTCCAGCATCCCCCCGCAAAGCCGGGTAACTGATAACCATGGGCGCTGATAATGACCGCGAGTTGCGCACATGCACAATCAGCCATTGGGCCAGTTCCAATTGAGGGAGCCGTAAGTATTCCGAGGCACACTTATGGGGGCCCATAGCATCACCGCGCAATTCCCCGTTGCGTGCCGGGCGGCATAGGCTGCTGCATCGACCTGGTCGCTTGTTTCGTCATCCAAGCCGGTCCAAGCGAGCCATTCGGCCTCCAATTCCGGGAGCCATTGGTTGTTATAACGAGGCAAGAACACCTCGCCTTTCTCCAGCTTGGTGAGCAGTGTTGTGGCTCGCTCCAGTTTGCCTGGCTTGCCCTCTTCGCCCCGAACACCAGAAGGCACAGGACTAACGAGTTCGGTGGGAAAGCCTGATAACTCTGCCTTGAGGGGTGGCCCGTGATGGGCATTTTCGATCAGCACCCGCTTGGGTTGCCACTGGCTCAGGGTGTGGCGAACAGCGGACTTCAGGCCGTCCCAGCCCACGCGGTCCCGCCAAACGTGGCGCAGGAACAGAAACTTGGGCTTGGGCCAGTATTCCCAGATCTGGCAAACCGACCAACTCGCGGGCTTTCCCTTGCGCTCGGCCGCCTTCTGCCTGCTTGTGCCCGCCGTATCGATCGTGGCGAACCGCTGACATTCGCGGCAGTCGACGGTGTCAATCGACTTGCCTGTGGCATCAAGCGGTACCAACATCTCTCCTCGCATTTCGTAATAGCGGAGCCAATCCAGGCGGATGGCCGCGTCTTCCACAATGGACCAGTCGCCGTTAAGTAGTCGCTGCCTGAGTACGGGCGGCAGTTGCGTTCGGAGGCGTCCCACGTAATCTTCGATGTCCAGGGACGGATTGTCGGCAACCCGCGCCGGAACAAACGCCCGGTCAGGAGCCGGCCAGAAAACTAGCCCAAGCGGGCTCGGTTGGTAGGCGCCTAGCGTTTGGACGGCCTTCTCGGCGTCCAGAGTAATGAACCGCTGCCGGACCCACGTATGACCCGGACCACCGGGGTTACTGGCCGCGCGAACGCCCATCTTGATCGGAAAATCCTTCCGCATCCGCATCCGGCTGAAAAGATACAGATACTGTTGCTCCGAGAACTGGGTCAACTCGTCAAAGGCGACCCGATGATACGCGGGGCCTTGGTAGTCCATCACGCTCATCTCGTGCTGGAGGTGGCCAAACTCGATCGACGCGCCGCTGGGAAAGTTCCAGCGGTATTCGCTGGCTTTGTATTTACCGCCCAACGGCCGAAACAGGTCGTGCGACTTGGTCAGTGGTGAATCGTTCGACTTAGCCAGCTGGGCGTAGGTGCGGCGAAAGAAAACGGCCGAATAACCGGGGACTGTGATCCCTTGCGCCAGCCACATCAGAAGCGCCTCGGTCTTGCCTCCGCCGGCGGCACCGCCGTAGAGAGCTTCTTCACAATTGAGCCCAAGAAACTCCGCCTGTCGCGGATGAGGACGGCGGGTCCGCGTCGCTTGAGCTGAGAGCGGACTCAAGCGGGCCAGTTCCTCGTCCGTCATGTTCTCCAACAGCTTTCTCAGTCGTTCGGCTTTCATCCTCTGGTTCCTCCGCGTCATTACTCGGGACTATGGCCGCGATGCCAAACTGCTCGGTGAGGATGGCGTTGATGTGAATCCGACGCTCCTCGACAGTCAGGGGCTGACCGTCCGGCGTCGTGGGCGCGATTTTGGAGGGGGCATCGATCCCCAGAATCTTGCGACGGGCCTCGTTGCACCGCAGGGCGATATCGAGAAAGCGGGGATCGCCGTATTGGTGTTTCATGGTTCGTCGGGCTTTCTGCGAACCGGTCGGGCCGTCGACCGTAGCCGATTGGCTGGGCTGCTGCGAGCGCTGCCAGGCAGCCCAAGCCTCGCGCTCGATCCGTCCGAGGCGTTCCAGTTCTAAATCCCTGGCGGCGTCAAAATCCCGGATCGACGATTCTTGCCAGGCCCGCCGAATCTTTTTGAGGTCAGCCGCGATCTGCGCTTGGCTAATCCCCAGTTCCTGTGCGATCGCGTCCTGCGTCCAACTTTGCAGCAAGAGGTCGGCTACCTTCTGCCGGCGCTGCAGGATGGCCAGTTTTCGAGCCGGCGTCACGCTCATGTTTAGCCTCCTGCGCCAGGCCGAAAAACATTGGGAATTCGAGCCGGAATTGGCTGGATGTGGCCGCGAAGCTGAGGTAACTGACTGTCGATGTGAGGCATTGCCGCTGTGGCGACGCCCACATACCTCAAGCACGGAGACTGATCATGTCCGCGAAAAAGAGCAGCAAAGCCAAGACGACCACGAAGGCAAAGGGGGGCAAAGCGCCGAAGGAGAAAAAGCTCAGCGCCGTCAACGCAGCCGCGCAGATGCTCGCCGGCGCGAAGGGCCCCATGACCGCCAAAGAAATGATCGAGGCGATGGCCCAGCAAGGGCTGTGGACTAGTCCTGGCGGCAAGACGCCGCATGCCACGCTCTATAGCGCCATCATTCGCGAAATCAACGTCAAGGGAAAAGACTCGCGTTTCGTGAAGGCGGAACGCGGAAAGTTCTCGTCGAAATAGGGCGCAGGAACGGCCCGTCGTCGCCCTGGAGGCCCGGAAACGGGCCTCTTTCTCGTTGGTTGGACGACGGACCAATCGTGGGGCCGCCCCGGGACGTGGCGAACGTGGGCGTCCAAGTGAAAGCACTACAAACCAAGTGAGTTCCTGTGAATTCGAGTCCAGCCATTTCAGATTCTCTAATCGATTGGCTTGATCATTCACGTGGTCAGAAGTGACCGCGCAACGCAGAAAGGCACCCGCTTCGCGAGCTTTGATGAAGTGTCGCCGTTCTGCTTCGATCCCGACAATCGTCGATAGCATCATTGAGCGGGCTCCAAGTGGCCGACTTGCATTCCCAGCGAAGTCGCCAGCGCTATCTCAGCCTGGACGCCTTCGCTTTCCCGCCAACCCTCGATCTGCAGGACGAGCAACGCGTCGCATCGCTTCACGTGCTCCTCGTCAAATCGCTGCCAAAAAGCCCAATCGGTCGGGAGGCCGAAACGAGCTAAAGGGTGCCCGTGCACGATGGGCGAGAACACCGAGTGGCCAGCGCGGATAAGTTGAGCCGTGGCGTGGCACGCAGCTTGGAATCGTGCTTCGCGAAACAGCGGATCGGGATGAGAATATGGGCTGGCGAGGTAGATCACGCGGCCACCTGCCGTTCTGCCTTCTTTCCCGAGAACTTCTCAAAACGCTCGACGATCACGTCGCAATACAACGGATCGAGTTCCATGAGGAACGCTTTGCGGCTCGTCTGCTGGGCCGCGATCAGCGTGCTTCCGCTTCCTCCGAACATGTCCAGCACGTTCTCGCCAGCGCGAGAGGAATATTGCATGGCCCGGACTGCCAGCTCGACTGGCTTCTCCGTCAAATGGACCATCTTGCTGGAATGCAACTTCTTTACCGACCAGACGTCGGGCACATTGTTGGGGCCGAAGAATCGGTGCCCAGCGCCCTCGCGCCAGCCGTAGAATGCCCATTCATGATTGCCCATGAAGTCTTTGCGCGTGAGGACCGGGTGCTCTTTCACCCAGATGACGGCCTGGCTGAAGAACAGACCGCTCGCTTTGAGCACGGGCGGATAGTTGCCGCAGTTGGCATAGCCGCCCCAGATATAGAAGCTCCGGCCAGGCGCCAGCACGCGCGCCATGTTGCCGAACCAAGCAGTAAGCAGTTTGTCGAACTGCGTGTCGCTAACAAAATCATTGGCGAGCGGACGGTCTTTGGCCCGCAGTTTCTTCTGCGTCGGTTTGGACTTGCCCGGATGGCGAGCTAGGTCGAGCCCTTGATGGTGGGTGTTAGCGAACGAGCTCAGTCCTGCGGCGATCGCATTGTTGCTCCGGGGCTCGACTTTCACGTTGTATGGCGGGTCAGTATTGACCAGGTGAATCGCGGCCCCGTCGAGCAATCGATCCACGTCCTCGGGCTTGCTCGAATCGCCGCAGAGCAGGCGATGATCACCTAAAAGCCACAGGTCGCCGGACTTCGTAACGGCGTCGTCCGGCGGCGCGGGAATGTCGTCGGGATCGCACTGACCTGTCTGGACACCCGGATCGAGCCACTCGCTGAGTTCGTCGGAGCTGAAGCCAAGGAGCGAAAGGTCGAAGTTCAACGCCTGGAGATCAGCCAGTTCCAGCGGTAACAGCGTCGCGTCCCACTCGCCCAGCTCGTTGGTCTTATTGTCGGCGATGCGATAGGCCTTGATCTGTTCAGGCGTTAAATCCTGGGCGACGTGGACTGGAACTTGAGTCAAACCCAGTTTCTGGGCCGCTTTCCACCGGGTATGGCCGACGACAATGACGCCGTTCGTGTCGACGACGATTGGCTGGCGGAAGCCAAATGCACGGATTGAGGCGGCTACGTAATCGACTGCCGAGTCGTTAATCCGCGGATTGCGGTCGTAGGGCGTGACCCGGTTAATGGGCCAGAGTTCGATTTTCATGATGGAGCAAGGGCACGAGGTTTCGTGCTGGTTGCTCCGAGATGCGGAGAGCGGCGCTGGAAAGACCGGCGCGGCGGGCAGGCGGACCAGAAAATGCCTGCCACTGACGGGACGTACTCCCATCATTATACCCGCATTGGCGAATTGGAAAATGCGAGACTGGTATTCCGCATGAAGGACGCCCTCTGTCAGCTCTCGGTAACTAGCAGTGAGCAGGTATGGCAGGCACCAGCGCAACGCTTGTACGCGCGAAGATCTCGGGCCGGGAGTCACGAGAGCGGGCGGGGACTAAAATAAGTCGCGCGAGAGAGCTCAAGGTGAACCTCGAACGCGTTCGACTGTAGCTCTTTGGACTGGGTTAGAAAGTCGTATGAAGTAAGATGAAAGCCCGAACCTGAAGGAACATCATTGGATTAGCCATCGGCTCGCTCCGATTGCAAGGAGGTCTGCTATGGGCATGGGCAAGCTGAATGAGTCTCACCGCCGCGACTTGGACAAAAAGTACGAACTTGGGGAACGCAACGCAGAGCACATTAAAAGCGCTCGCCAGTGGTGCAAGCACATTCGCATTGAAATGGTTTCTGCAGGACTACTCGCGGAAATGTCCGGCCTTCCAATCGGCAGCCACCGAATCTCGTGTAGGTATGCGGAAGGTGAAACCGAATCGATGAATCTGCCGTGGATCGTACCTAAGTTCTTGTGCGATTATTGTGCGGGTTGTCCCCATCATGAACCGAATGGCAATCCGGCATGGGGCATGGCCATCATCAATGAGCACGAACGGCGACAACGCGAACAGGAACGCGTGACAAGGGAACGCGAAGAGCAACGTAAGCTTATTCGGGCAGAACTCCGGGAGCTACCGCGTCGCGCAAAAAAAACCTCCGAATTGAATGCTCGCCAGATACTTGAGTTTATTGAGGGATTGTTCGATGAGGATCAAGCATCTAAAGCAAAGGTGCAGGAGCTCTTAGTTCAGTCGGCAAAAATTGGTGCCGAGCTGTTCCCGTCGGTCGGTATCGATCTTCTTATTGAGCAGTCGAAAACGAGTGAATTTGGCGCGTGCTGCCTGCCAGTCTGCGCCGAACTGGTATCGCGTCGGAATGATCTCGCGGAGCGTATCGTCGCCGCGGCGAGTGCCGCAATCAAAGTTCACCCCGAGCAAGCCGCGAGTGTGCTCGTTCAGGCAAAACAGACTGTTCGCTACCCACTCGATAAGGACCAGATAGTTCGTCTGATTACAAGTCAGCGGCATACGGTTTCGATCGGTAGCAGGGAAAATGTCCGCTCTACGTTTGAGTCGAACACCGAGTTGCTTGCTCGATCCTACGACGCCGAGCCCCAAAGTGTGATTTCTATCTTTGAACAATTGCTACGAAGTGAAGATAAATACGTTCGTGTAAACACGTGCGGAGCTCTTGGCTTGCTTCAGCAATTGAGGCCGCAGGTCGGCGTTGATCTGCTTAAATCACTCGTCGATGCGCTGGACCTTCCCGATGACGTGTACATGGGCAGTGCAGATGGCAAGGCTGAAGAGTGCATCGCAGACTGTTTTTCCCGATGGCCGCAAAAGGTGGATGAATACCTCGCTCTAGCAATCAAGGCAAAACGGCCAGCGGTTCAGGAAGAAATCATTGAGGTGTATACGGCCGTGCTTCGCGGACCGCGAGATTCTGTTTGGCGCCCCAAACGCGAACGCAAGCCGGCCGAGCCCGGCGAGGCGAGGAAAATCGCGCTCGCGCGGTGCATCGAGTTTCAAGGTGATTGCTCTCTTGAACCTTCGACACGGCGAGAAGCTGGCGAGGCGATCGAAGCCGCGTGCCGTGATTTCCCTGACCTGGTACTTCCGCACTTTGAACACTTTCTGGGACAGTTTGCACTGCTTTGTCAGGTTGACGCACCGCCGCCGCCCCGGCAAAAGCTCGTCTTGCCGGGACAGTCAGTCGAGGACGACAAGTTGGCGAGGCACTTTGAACAGGTTAACCGAAAACAAGAATGGGATGCCTTCAAGCACAAGCAGCTCGAATGTCTGAAATCCCTGGCGGAAGACCGCCCTGCGGTCGTTGCTGATTCAATAGTTAAGTCATATCTCGCGCTTCCGACAAAGGGCAACGAAAAATTCAAAAGCGATCTGATTTCTCTCTTGGGTGAAGCTGGCAAAGACTATGTTGTTGCTCCGCGCGTACTGCCTGTAATGATGAACGCCTTGATGGACTATGAATCGACGCTTGTACGCGCGTCGGGTATTCGAGCTGTTGTGGAGATGTATCGTCACTCGTCGTCGTGCCCACCCAGAAACGTCGTTGACGTACTTCTTGTCCATCTTCGTGACCGCTATGTCATCGTACATCAATCTGCAGTCCGAGCTCTTCAGCGCAATTCGCGGTGGTTGACAACTGGCCAGGCAATTGAGGCACTCAATGCATTGGCCGGTCTACTCGGGGCGTACAAGGACCAGCCCTACGATCTCGAGGATATTTGCGAGACAACGCTGAGCGTTTCGAAACGACATGACGAGCTATGGCCGTATGGTCTTTCGTATGTGCTGGCAGTTTTACCAACATCCGAATACTTGATCGACGAGAAGATGGCAGAAGAGATTATTAGATACGTCGACCCTGGTGAACGTGGTTCGGTCCACGTGGCCAAGCTACTTCTACATTGCCTGACGAAATACGATCGTGATCGCTACAACAGCTACGAGTCTTGCCATCGCGCATACATGTTTGAATGGCTCAGCCAGATTCCAAATTCAGTGTATCCCTCGCTGCGGCCTCAATTGGTTTCCGCGGCAACCGCTCTGGCTCAGAAGGATGCATGGGAGTCTCTACATTTTGCCAGCATTTTCTCTGAACATTTCGATTTTGATGCCGAACATGACACACTGATTGCAGCCCAGCGAGGACTCGAAGGAGAGCGAAGTTCCGAGCAGTTTGCAAACACCCTGAATCAATTGGCCAGTGTCGCGGCAGCCAACTCTAAGCTTCAAAAGCGAGATGAAGTAGCGGCTGACAAGCTATTCGCGAGCCTGAACAAGGAATGACAATGTGGCGTGATGGAATAGACGTAGGGCTTGCCTATTCCGCAACCCTGCTGATTGCAAAATTTCGCGGTCTGATGTCACAAGACCCTTTCCAAGCCAATTGGGTAACAGAAGTGTCGGCGCTAATCGAGTTACTAGAGTCGCACGCCTCCAAAGCAGCCGACTCCAGTTTAGAGACGATAAAAATTGTGATCGCGAGCCTTCGCGTCCTGAAGAGCGACTCGATTTGTCGGCAAATTGCTCGTGGAGCCCAAGGTGACATCGTAAGCGAGCGTGAGCGGCTATCCGTCTTAATTGCCGAACTGAAAGAATGCCTCGCAGCAATAAGGGATTTGGCAGTAAATGGCACCTCCGCAGAGCCGAGCTTTTTTCAAAACAGCGACAAGTCTATTGACACTGCTGGTCTGCTTTTCTTTCTTCGCACGCTCGCCATTCCAGTTACGTATTGGAAAAAGGTGGATCGGAAGTATGGTTCTCGGCGACATTCCGCGGACGACGATGAGGAGGAGAGTGCGCCGCCGCTCGTCAAAGCAACCGCCTCGCTTGACAACGATCCTCTTGTGTCGCCGATGCGCATTCGTTCGAGCGTGTTGTACTCACTGAATTTCTCCATTCGAGGAACGGCTTGGCCAAAAGACGCTGAAAAACTATGTCTTGACCTTGTTACAACATGTCCGATGACCGATTTTTCGGCGTCTGAGTTTACTTTGGCTAAACCAAGCGTGGTCGAGAGACTCGAATACGAAGGGGTGATTGCGGGGCACCTCAGTTTCAAAGTGGCACAGAGCATGCTGGCCGAAAATGTCGTGTTCGCCGTTCGAGGCGCTTTTAAGAATTTGGACGGCTCGTATTCCGAAGTCCCGGTCATCGGCGATAGCCAGCTAGAGTTTAAGGTTGTTGATCTCCAGCGTGCAGGAATAATGAGCGGCTATCAGAGGATGGACCAGCACATTGCCGATCTCTTGGAAAAATTGGTGAAGGATTCTCCCTCTGTAAAAGATGAGCTGCAGGAACTGATACCGCTACTGGAGGCACTCAACACGCTTCTCGGGGCTTACGCCCAGTCCGCTTACTTCAAGGAAACGACGGAGATCGGTGAGCGAGAGTTTCAGAGAAACGTCGTAAAAGACTTGCGCCTTCGGCTTGGACAAGACGTGGAAGAACATCCGAGCCAAGCCGGCGGCAGCGCTGATATCCGGTACCGTGGAGTAATCGTGGAGTTAAAAGTCGAAAAGGACGTCGGCAGTCGCGAAAAAATATGCGCGAAATATACGCGGCAACCGGTTCAATACGAAGGTGTCGAGGCACGACAGGTCAGCGTTGTTTTGGTGCTTGACCTCACAGAAAAAACACAACCGACAGGCGACATTCGAAATGACGTGAGACTCGTTGACGTGGCCACGCACGGCCATGACGGGCAAACAATTTACGTTTCGAAGGTTTTCGTGTTCGTTGTAAATGGCAATATCCGTAGTCCGTCTGAGTACTCTCATTGAGTACAGACGAGAGTACTGTACCGCCGGAACCCAACGCCGGCGGCGTCGCAACAGGAATTACTCTCAAGGCGGCGAGTCCGACATCTACCAGGATGTCGAACGATCCATAACCACTCTTCGATCAGCCGCCCGAAACACCGCTCCCGCTGGCGCCTCAATCGCAATTCGCCCGCGCCGGCCCTTTCGACCAATGAAACGGACGGTTATGCGGATGCCATCGACCTCGACGACCTTAGTCTCGCCCTCGGCGTACCAGTCGATGCAGACCGACGTTTTCGCCTTAGTGTGAGCCGCACCCGCGATCGGAGGGTGCACATTTTGGGGGTGGTGGGTCATCTAAGTCCTTGACCAATGGATGGCGTCGAATGCACCTATGCCGAACCTGCCGAACGTTGCGAACGTTTTCCCAGCGTTCGATTTCCGCGTGCGGGCGCGCACGCGCGCGCGTACATGTGTGGGGTTACCAAAAAGGTTCGGCAACGTTCGGCAGCTCGTCGCATCTGGTTTTCCTGTAATGATTTAAAGTGCCGAATGTTGGGGTTTTCAAACGTTCGCCAAACGTTCGGCAAACGGTCAAACGTTCGGCACTTGGTCCGTGATTTCGACCTTGTACAGCTTTCCTTTGCGGTCCTCGGTCCTGTGGAAGATCGCGGCGCGACCATCACTCAAGCTGAAATGTTCGGAAACGTAACGCCCGGCTATGACACCCATCCGAGTCGCCTGGGAGCGGGCCGACCCATCACCGCGCTCAATCTGCAGCAGTTCGTGCCTGACACAGAGATCGCTCAGCTCTGCAGCGGTCCAGATTCCCTGCGGATGGTCGCCCATGATGGCGACGAGTTCGGTGAACTCGCGACGGGTGTCGTCGAGCTGGGTCGCCGCCTCTTCGGCGTTGGACAGGAAATCCGGCTCTCCACAGGCGTCCAGAATTCCGCCGATGACCTTGCCCCAGCCCCGCTTGTTGAATCGCGAATCCACGCTGGCGAGCGGTTGGCCGGCCTCCTTCCACCGCTCCACCATCCCGATCAACTCGCCGTACAGCTCCAATCGGTGCTCCTGGGCATAGCCTTCTGGATCGGCAATTGAGAATGACCGGCGTTCGGGATTGCCCTCGTAGAACAGATTGATGACAGCGCTGCGGGTGACAAGGTCGCGGCTAACATTGGCCGAATTGGCGGTCAGGCAGAAAATGTGCGAGTTCTCCGCCCGAATATCCTGTGAGTACCCCAGCAGCCGGAACGATAGGATCGAATCGGTTATTGACCGCTCGAGGCATGCCGAGTCGATGCGCGCTTCACGTCCGCGGGATTTGGCGTTGTCAATGATGATCGTCGTCACTCCGCGGCGGACGATGGACCCCAGCCGTTTTTCGAACTCTTCATCGTTCGCGTTGTATGACGCTGTCTCCACGGGATGGCCATCGCGCAAGATGGCAATAATCTGAGCAAGGATCGATTTGCCGAGCTCCGGCTGGTTGCCGTTGAACAATACGGCCGGCTTGGAGCCGATAAAACGCGGGACGAGCAGTGTCGTCAGCAACATCCCGAGATAATTCGTGCGATCGGCGACCGACTTAAAACAGAAATCCTTCAGTAGCCGATCGAGATGTGTGGTACCATCGCGTCGCTCCGCCGGCAGCCCGGCATAGTAAATGCCGGAAACGGAGTCGTAGCCTGGAGCAACCAGTCGCCAATCGTCGGTATAGACGGGGTTGCGAGAAAACAGCTTGATCGCCGGCAGGCGAGCGCGTTCGCCCGGATGGTTCAGCCACGTGTTTCCATAGGCCAGCGGGAGCGGTTTATATTCGCCGGTTTCGTCGCCAATAAAGTAGAACTCGACATAGTGGTTCAACAGGCCGCCCAGTTCGGGTGTTGAGAGAATTGGCGAGATGGCCTCATTGTTGACCACTACCAACTGGTCGGCGCGGCTAAAGCAGTTGCCGGCGGCCAGTAAATGATCCGTGATCCGGCCCATCGTGGCGCCGACTGGAGTGGTTTGGGTGGCGACCTGGATAGTTGGTCGTTCGATCCCGTCGCTGTCGTCATCCAATTCTGCCGGACCGTCGGACTGCCCGTCCGACGAGGCTTCATCATGGGGTGATGGTGCCGGCTGCAACTTTTGCTTTTTCTGAAGCTTGTCGTGAATGCCGACCCGCACGTCATACTCGGCATTTTCCCAGGTCACATCGAAATAGCGCCGGCCCTTCTCAGCGAACTTGCCAATGCCCTCGACCTGGGACCAGACTTCCTCCTTGGCGACGCCGCTGCGGATCGCAAAACAACAGACTCCGAAATCAGCCTCCGAGCGAGTGCCGGCAGGTGCAATCGAGCTGGCCGCGACCAGTTCATTAAGCTTGTCTAATTTGCTGGCGGACGCTCGGCGGGAGCGCGGCAGTGGCATCGCTGCAATCTGCTTCGCCCGTTCGGACTCCGGTGACGTCGAGGTAAACGGCTCGAACAGGGCCAGCGGGTAGCGCCGCGAGGATTCGCATTCGACGAGAACAGTTGGGACGGGCTTTCGGCCGTTACGTTGGTCCTTACGGTTAAGAGTCCCAGGCAGTCGCAACAAACGGGACAGATCGGTCGTGTGATCGCCCCCACACGCCTTGGCGATGCCGGCCAAGATGTTCTGGACGCTCTCCGCCTTGGCGCTCAACCGCGAAACATGCCGTCTTTGGTCGAGGTAAATCCGTTCTTCTCCCTCGAGCAGATACCTCCGCGGCTTCTTGCGACCTTCCGGGGAGGCGATCCACTCTGTCAGTACCGGCGGTGGCTCACCCACGTCGTCGATCAGATAGGCTTGGTCAAGCAGCCAATAGAGATGCGCACCGTTGCCCGAATTGACGACGATGGACGGGCGAGGCAAACCTGCCTTGGCCACTCGCTCCAATGCCTCGTTCACAGTCACGTGATCGATATCGGTCCACATCGCCCGCACTGTTCGAATCTGCCAAGCGAGATCAAATCGTCCCTTGTCACCCAAACGTGGGCAGACGCCGAAGAAAAGATTGACCCGCTGCTCTTCGGCCGACTGTATTTGGTCCAGGATTGTGAGTTTCAGCAGGTCCGGCACTGCAGCCCGATAACAGGTCCTGTGGTAGTCGACGCGGCTGCGTTTGCGACCGGCTTCCGTCCAGGTCTCGATAGGCCGGAAGAGGACCAACTGATTCTCGGCGAAGAGTGATGTGAGAAACCGAGTTGCGGTTTCGACGTTGCGTTGGACAAGATCATCAGTACTGGTCTCGGCCAATTGAGTGCAGCCAGGACCATCCAGGGTTGCGGGCTCATGGATTAGTTGCTGCTGGCACATTAGCCACTCTTAATTCCAGGGAGCCAAGGCTATGACTAGGACTTTTTCGTGGGATTCAGATCGAGCCACAATCGCCGCTGCTTGCGCCAATCCGGCACTTGAGCAATTGGCTGGAGCTGCCGCAAATGAATTTGATCGCGACCGCGCTCGATGCGAGGCAAAAACAGAATCGCTTCCTGAATGTCTGGGGCCAGCAAGAGCAGGTTCATGATTTGCGTAATTCGGGCCCGCGTGACGTGCCCCAAACGAGAAAGCTCAGCTTGATCGGCTATGGCACCGCTGCGGATGAGCCCATTGAACCGGATCGCGAGTGCCATCAGCCGCGAAAGCCGTGGCACGCGGCCAGTCTCCAGCGGCATTCGTGATGACTCGCTGATTTCAAGGTGCCTACGACCGTTCCGACCACAGCGGAAATGGACTTTGGTTTGAAAGACAACGCTCTTGGTCATGCGGCGTCTCCTTGCAGCTTGTCGATTTCCATCGCCTTTATCCCATTGGCATGGAACGTGATTGAGATCGTTCCGTCCCGCCCGTCGTAGTCGATGCGCTCGATGAGCAACCGCAACAGCCGGCTTTGCTCTCCTGGACTTAGCGTCTCCCAGACTGGGTCAAACGCAGCGAGTGCCTTGGCAATTTCGGACTCGTCAATCAGGTGGGAGCGCAGTCGTTCAATTTCGTCTCGAATGTCGCTCAGCCGCCGCTCGGTTGCCCCGATTCGCTCCTGTGCGTCGGCGAGGCGGACGGACGCCGGGCAGTCGTTCTCAGCAGATTGTCTTGTAACAAGCTTCGTCAATTCACCGTGATGCCAGGCCAGTTCGCGTTCCAGGCGATTTTCTTCGGTGTCGAGTTCTTCAATCCTCTGTTTCGCCTGGGTATGGGTCTGTCGGACGGTTTCGGCGATGAGGGCCGGATCGCGTCCGATGCACTTGATTTGCTCGACGACGAAACGCTCAATTTCACCGGCGGGAATTGATGGGGTTGGACATGTTTGCCATCCTCGTGATTGGGCCGCCGTGCAGACATAGTAGCGATAGCGCTTGTTGCCATTGCGAGTGGAATGGCTGGGAGTCATTCCACATTTACAAGGCACACAGTGCAGTAGACCCTTAAGAAATGCACCGAACTTGTTCCGCACTTCGGCACCGCCAGTACGGCCATTCCTTTGGAGCTTGGATTGGACCTGCTGCCAAAGTTCGCTGCTAACGATCGCTTGATGTTCTCCATCATGGATCTCCTCCTTGTACCGGACCTTGCCGATGTACACGGGATTGGTGAGCAACTGCCAAACACTGTTCTTGTTGAATGGTCGTCCGCCACGCTCAACCTGCTTGCGCGTCCGCCAGCGCTTGGTTCGCCATTTGCGGCGTTCGAGCTCCTCGACAACGGAAATAAGCCCTTCGCGTTCCAGGTACAGGCTGAAGATTTGGCGGACCTGCTCGGCCTCCTCCAGATCGATGACCAGCTTGGTGTCGACAACGTTGTATCCGAGTAGCGGCATCCCGCCTGACCATTTGCCCTTGCGACGGGCCGCTGCAATCTTGTCGCGGGTCCGTTCGGAGATGATCTCGCGCTCGAACTGTGCGAACGAAAGCAGCACATTCAGCATTAAGCGGCCCATCGAAGTGGCCGTATTGATCAGCTGCGTGACGCTGACGAACGAGACCTGGTGCTTGTCGAACGTCTCCACCATCTTGGCGAAGTCAAGCAGAGATCGGCTGAGGCGGTCAACCTTGTAGACGACCACGACGTTGATCTTGCCGGCCTCGATGTCGGAAAGTAGACGCTGGAGTGCCGGCCGATCCATGTTTCCACCGGTGTAGCCGCCATCGTCATACCGGCTGGGAACCAACTCCCACCCTTCGTGTGCCTGACTCTTGATATAAGCTTCACCCGACTCTCGTTGTGCGTCGAGCGAGTTGAATTCCTGCTGGAGCCCTTCCTCGGTGCTCTTACGCGTATAGACCGCGCACCGCAGCTTTTGTGGGGCCGACGTTTGTTTTCGGGATGCGGTCTTCATTTTGCACTCCTCTCGGCGCTGAGCCGGAAGAAGAGATATCCGTTGCAGTGCGAGCCAGTGATTCGTTTGGCGGCGGCGCTCAGCGAATTGAAGACCTCACCTTCGAACTCGAAGCCCTCGCGCAGCACCTTTACCTGGAGCATCTGGCCCTTGTACGGCCGAGTGATGATCGTGCCCGGTAAAGGCAGGCGGTTGTCGGCCGTCAGGGCAACTTTGGCGGTCATGGTGCGTTCCGGCGCCGCCGCGGGGACAACCGCTTTTGGCGCGGAAACGCGGAGGTCGGCATCATTGGCAAGCTCGCTAGCTCGCTGGCGGGCACGTTCAGACAAATCGCCTTCAACTTGCGCTTGAATGCGCCAGGCGATCCGACGCACCAACCATTCCTTGTTGCGGGCATGTGTCTGTTCGCCAAACACGTCCCAAAACCTGTTCCGCAGCTGATCAATGGTCATACGCTGCAGCGCCGCGATTTCTTTTTCGATATTCAGTTCCATTTGTGTCTCCACGTTTTGAAAACCGTTAACCGGTGTGGACACTGAGCACGGTTTTTGGAGAAACATCAAGGTCCGCGTGGCGAGAATCTGGCAATTGCGACGCCGGCGCACCGCAATTGGAAAGTGCCGATCGCGCCTCCAGCCGCAGGATGCCGCCAGCCAGTATGCTGGCTATCTCCGAGAGTCGATTTGCATTGCACGCAGAATCGAGAGGTTGGCTGCTAAGCATGGGAGGGGGCCTCCCTACGATTCATCGAATTTACCGCCCGACGCTTTGCGCGCTCCTTTGCCCTAATTGCCCGTAGCAATGTCCTTAGAGCATTCTCCTCTTCCTTCAAAGCACACAGTCGGGCTTCGAGGTCGGGAATAGTCAGGCTTTGAACGAGAGCAACGGCTGAAGGAGGCGTTTCATTCATGCCCCCATGAGACCAAGTTGGGTTGGCTTACAGAACAGCCACAGATCGGCAACAGAACGGACTAAGTAAGCCAGGACTACGCCATTTTTAGCCGTGCACCAAGGCGCTTCGAAGTCGTGATTAATCGACTCAGTTGTGATGGTAGCCCCTTGCGCAAACGGTCCGTCCTGCCACCATCGAGTGCTTGGTCATAGTCCTTGAGTTTCGGTCCAGCGATCCACTTTCCTTCGTTTTCAGAAAGTACCTTAAGCCAGCGTAAGGACTGCTCGCTTTTGAGCTCGAATTCCTTCCGCGTTGCAACAATCGTGGCCGTCCGCCGTTCTAAATCGACCATGATGGATGGTGCCCGCTGTTCGACCGACTTCTGAAGTAATTCTCGCGGCAATTTATCCTTCACGGATCTTCGGTACTCGTTGAGCTTTGCAAGCAGATTTGCCAGTTCGCGCTCTGCGTCATCAAAGTTGGTTGGCCTCGGCGGAAAGGGAAATTGGTAAATCCCGGCATGGAGCAACCATCTATGGGCGTTCAGAACAGCCTGTGCGGATAATTCCACATACATTTGACCGAGCGATCTGCTTCGCCCCAAAGCATGAAGTAGTCCTAATTCCTGATCTAGGAAGCGGACTAGGTCGTCAACCGATTCGATCGCTTTCTCGGGAGGGTAACCTTCCCATCCAGGTGGCACTTCTGGTGGGGCGGGCAACAATGAAATTATATTTTGATATTCTTCGCGGTATTCTAACCACGCATTGCGAAAGCCCTCAGCGCGCGGGTCGCCTTCAGGGATAAAGTCGTGAATGGGTGAAATACCAAGTTGCTTGAGTCGATTTTCGTACTTTTGCTCAACTTCACTAATTCGGGCCTGGATCGAATCGGTGGTTCTTGGTGAATCAATATCTGGCAATGCATTTGAGTCACCGGAACGGTTAGCCGAATTGTCGAGAAGCGCAGAATTCGGCATGGTCGTCTCGTGATGACGGCAGAGTGCGAGAACCGAATCGAACCACCAAATAGGTTCTAGGAAATCATCGCTGTAACTTCCAGTGTAGCGAGCCCATCGGAGTCCTCCGCAAAGCCGGCATGGGGTCCGAAACCAACCGCCTTGTTAACTCGGCGCGGTCTGTTAATCAGAGAGTCAGAGAGTTTTTGGCCGAGATTCTGGGGGCCGAGGCCAACCATGGAGGTTGCGGCCGCACCCCGGACGCAACGGCTCAAGACGGAGAGCGCCGTACACCTTCCCGGAATCGACGCAAATCCTTACAGGACAGCCAAGAAACGCGATTCGCCGGGAGATTCAATCTCTCGGCGAGGTGCGTTAACCCAATTGTCGGTCAGTTTCGCGGCGAAACAAGGAGCTCCCCCGGTAGGACTCGAACCTACGACCCGGCGGTTAACACATTTTGGAGTTCGGCTGGCGTGATTACGTGAGAGGTCGCCTCGGTTTGATCACGATCCAAAGGCCAGGATTTATGCCGCTCCAGGGGTGTAAAAATGACGTCAATTTCAATCCTCAAAAGGACTTACGCATTATAGCGTGGTGCAGCCAACGATCTCCAATAACTAAACGGAAAAAGCGCCCGGCCGCCTTAAAGGCGGCCGGGCAATCACATTTGTGGGAACAGTCATGGCTAGGCGACAGTCAGCTCGGCAGCCAACAGATTCAGCGACAAATCGGCGTCGATAGCAAGGCCACGTAACCAGCGCGTGAACTGGTGGATCATGAGTCCGGCGGCAATGGTCGCTGTATATATTGTGCCCCTGGCGGTACAAGAGCCGGCTTGCGCCTCACCAGGTTGAAACAACGTCTGGCTATAGTGTTCACGCGCCAAGTGGTCCACGGCGGTGACCACGCGCATCACCTCTCCCAACAGTCGGCCGTCACACCAAAACTGGCGGCGATGTTCCATGGCACGCCAGATGGCCGTCCGAGCAGCGATGGAATCCACGCAGCAGAAAACCGCGTCGCCGGTTGCCATGGACGGTCGATAACGATCCTTAATCGTCTCTAGCGCAAGCGTCGCGTCAATTTCTCGAATCGCCTTGGCAGTCGCTTCGACTTTCGATGTGCCGAGGTCGGCCCTGAGATAGCCTTGGGTCGTAACATTGGTCAGCTCGACAGTGTCAAAATCGATCAGCCGTAACCGCCGGACACCAAGTGCCGCTAGTTGCAAGGCCACCTGCCGCCCGATTGCTCCCACCCCAACGACGGTAACATCGAGCTTTGCCACGGCCTCAAGTGGAACCAACGCCAATTGTCGCGCGAAACGGTCAGAATACTCGTTCATCAAATACCTCCCTTGGCCAACGAAGGAACGGCTCGTCGACGATGTGTACTGGTTCAACCAAATCACTCAGGGCCGCCATCTCGAGCTGCGAATCTCCGGCTTTCACCGACGGCGGTCGCTCCCTCGAGACTGGTTCCCGGGTCACTAAACGACAATACTCGTCTTCCCAAGTCGCTGGAGTAGATGCAGCAAACGGCTGCCCAAAATCCACCTCGACTGGGAGCCAGAGCTGGCCGGTCGGACCGGCGCTAAAGCGTAGTCGCGCGTAGGTCCGCCCGCCGCGCGCTAGAATGAACATCAAAGCCCAATCGGCCTCTCCAAACGATCGTGCAAACGTCTCTTCATCAACGCCACTGGGAACGGCCGAGGTGCCCGGATGCGTATGGATCCAAATCCTCGCAAATTCCTCGGGCATTTTTCCTTGATCGACTTGGTCATCGAAGAAATCAGCGACAGCTGCGTCATCGAACTTGACGGTAATCGCCGTGCAGTGTTGACGGATCAGCAGCACATCTTCGACGAGCAATGGGTCCTTCCAGACGCTAATGCCAAAGCCGCCCACCTCGGTCGGTCCGAGATCACGCAGAAACAGCAGCTTTGCCCAGGCATAAGGCGTGAAGCGGAGCGGTGTCGTACACGGCGTCCGATTGGCCTGTTGGCCTGGCAGCCGAATCGTCTGGTTCCGAGTTCGGTTCGATATCATTTTCGTTTTCCTGTTCAGATTCGAGGCAATTGCGGCACAGGAGACGGCCTGCGCCAACACCGGTTGTGAGGCAATTCGTGCAGAAGTAAGAGCCACAGGCAGCGCACTCGGCTGAGCAGCCACTGCAGGTATACCTGTCACAGCTTTCGCAGCAATGCGAGCAATCGCTACAGAGCGGATCTTCGCACCACTCACACCTGCCGTGCTCGTCCCGACTCATCCGGCTACCGCAGTCGCGGCAGTTCACACCGTCCCAGCGGTCGAGCGCCACGTGCGCGCTCGCGGGGTTGTAAGTTTCCAGGATCTGCCTGACGAGCATGAAGAAATCGAGCAGCCGACCTTGGCTCAGTGCGCTCTTAATGGGAGCTGTTCCCTCTCCCTCGCACAGTTGGCCATCGCGAACGTGAGGGTGGGTGACGTCGTCCGTGCCTTCAGCGGCATAGGGCTCGGTGGCTTCGACTTGATAAGCTTGGCCTCCGCCGATTGTTTCCCAGTGGAGCGTGATGCGGAACCGTCCCAAATACATGCCTTCCAGCTCAATGGGACCCGTGATTGCGCTGATAGTACGCTCATGGATATCCAACTCGACATCATCGAACTCCGCTTCCAAAGCGGCCAGATCGGCCACGAGGTCGCTTACCGACAAAACGCTCGGTAACCGGAGCGTCCGTGGCAATTGTCCGCGAAGGGTTTCCAATTCGCGCTCCAAGCGCCGCGTGCTATACGTCAGGTCTTCCAAGACTTGCTCACCCGCCACGCGCCAGCCGCGAGCCAGCACGTCCACCAGGCGTGCCGCAGTGATCACTAGCTCCTGCCACAACTCGCTGGGCGGGTGGAAGTGGCCCGCCAAGCGCCCCATGGAGCAGAGGTGATCATGAATCTTTTGAGCGGCGCGCCACCTGGGCCGCCGAACAGCCGAGTCGTGCTTCATAGAATGGTTCCTCCAATTCGCGACCGTCCGAAAGCCAAGCACTCCGCTGCGCCTGACGTTCGGAACGGTCGCCTTGGAATGAACTAGTGGGCTCCTTCAATTCTGACGGGAGTGAAGCTTACGCGGTCCCCTTCCTGGAGCGTCTGGTCGGAGGCGACCGGCTGCCGATTGCAACGAATCAAGTAGTCTTCGGCTTTACCGGAGCGGACTTCACGTTGAAACAATTCCCGCACGGTCATGCCGGCCGGGGCTTCCACATAATCCGCAAAACCGCCGCCTTGATTGTTGATCACAAGCACTTTCATAAAGACCTTCTTGGAGATTCGGGAAGAAATAAGAAATGGCTCACGGCCGATTCGGCCGTGAGCCATCAACGATGCGCGGGCCGTTCGATTCGCGATCGAACGGATCGCCGCAGCTTGATTCGCCGGCGCCGCCGACCACGGACTTGGCCGCCGCGTAGATTGCGGCGGCAGATTGTCGTGTGGTGAACTTTGGCCTTGCTGGGAGGCAGCGAGCACCGCGCCGGTGCTGCCGGCCGGAAGAAAGGGTGTGTGCGCATGGCATCAGGCCTGGATGGCCAGGGCCATGCGATCGGCCTCCAACCGGTCCCAATCGACGGTCTGGGGCGGCACATCGAACCCCTCGTCGTCGAGCCGATGGATGTCGGGTTCCAATAGCGAGAAGCCGCGCTGTTTGATGATGCGGACCGATTCACCGGTGGCCTTGGACAGCGCACGATGAAGTTGAGATTGCGTCATACGGTTCTCCTCAGGATCAAGAAATGAAAATGGCCCGGTGGTTAGTCGTTGACGCGACGAACTACCGGGCCAGGAAACAACGAACAGAAAATTGGCTTCCGCCAACACTCACTCAGACTGGCCAGCGCACAGCCAATGCGTGCTCAGCCAAGCTTGTTCGGCGGCCAGCGCCTTGCTTCGCAGGATAAACGGGCCCAGCACGGGACCGCCGACTGGGGCCAGGTCTGCTCGCCACCGTCCCAATTCATCGGGCTCCACCTGCGAAGCTCGACGGATCTCTGCTTTGCCGAGCACCGCCAAGTCAAAAGCTTCGCCGTAGATGCAACAGATCCATCCGTTCGGCCGAATCACCAGTTCCATAGCGGGGCCTTTCTAGCGCGGTCGGCGCTGCAGGACCCGCCGTGGCCGATCGACCAGCAGGCGATCCAGGACGGCTTGGACTCCCGAAAGCTGCGTGGCAACCTGCTGTCGAAGGGTTGAGCTTTCCCGCAGTGACTGTGGCTGGACGCCTTGGGTCATCTGCCGAACCTGGTTGACCAGATCATCGAGCTGCTGATGGGACCGCACATTGAGATGCCGGAAACGCTCGAAGAACGCTTGCAGGTTCTCGACCGCCGAGTCCCGGAAGATTTTGGGTTTGCCGTCCTCGCGGCCACTGAGCCGCTCGGTGAGATGCGAGACCAGCTTGGACAGCTCATCGATGAAGGCATCTTCCGTCAGGCGAACGGCTTCATCGAAGCGGGCGGCCACACGCGCCGACTCTTGCGCATAGAGCTGCGGACTCAGCCGCTGCAAATACTCGGGCGGCTCGACACTCGGAAAATCAAAACTGACCGCAAATAATGCCGTCAGCTCCTCAGGATAGTCGGCCGCGTTGAACAGCCGCCCCAGGCGCTGCCGAGCGGCATGTTTCAGCTCCTGATAATGCTGGCCGAGTTCCGCGACGGCTTCGGCCAGCTCGGCCTGGAACGTCGTCATCTGAACGCTGAAAATGCCAATGTCATCCTGGCGAATGAGACGCACGGCCGGCTCGGGAAAGGGGAGTGCCATCCCTTTCCAGTAGGCAATGGTGCGTGTACGCACGCTCGTCACGGCCTTGAAGGCCGGGTGCGACGTATCCAGCAGTTTTTTACGGGCGGAGAAAAAGTCCTCCTCCGCACCGAACGTGTCTGCCGCTTGGGAAGTCTGTTCGTGGGTCAGGGTCTTCCGTGTCCCGAGCCACACAAACGCCAGCCGCACGGCCGCCATTTCAGACCGCAACCGCTGGGCGGCTGGTATGTCCCGTGACGGGTGCGTGGGAGGATCCATCAACTTAGGCATGAATGCATATCTCCTTAGGAAGGAACAAAGAAACAATCGAGTTGCCGCGCGGCGGCGGACATCGCCGTCAGTTGGCCGATGGATCGACCGAGCCCCGGCTAACGCGCCGCCTGGGGGCGGCCCCAGCTGGGCGAACCTGATAGATTCCGCCACCCTCGGCATCCAAACAGCGGCCTGAGGCCCATTGGCGCAGCCGCTCGACGGATTCACCGGCGGTGCGCGAGATGGGTACAACGTAATGGGCTGCCGCCTTGAGCGGCAGATCCAACAACGCAGCCAGTCGGCAGCAGGCCTTAATCTCGGCGCCCGTGAACCCCTCATCGACTGGGCGGTCTTGCTGTGGGTCTAAATGGAACCGCTGGATATAGAGATCCCAAATCGCCTCGCGCTGCTTTGGGCTGGGGAGATCCAAGAAGAAAATCGCATCAAAACGCTCGGCCCGACTGAATTCGGGCGGCAGGCGGGCAACGTCGTTGCAGGTGGCAACAACGAATGTGTCCGACTCTCGGTCATTGAGCCAGGTCAGTAATGTACCGAATAGGCGAGCGGAGACGCCGCTGTCGCCGGCACCACCTAACGCTGCGCCGCCTAGTGCCTTTTCGACTTCGTCAATAAAGACCACCGCGGGCGACATGGCGTCGATGATTTTCAGTGCTTGGCGGATATTCTGTTCGCTTTGGCCAACGAGCGATCCGAATAGCGACCCAAAATCGAGGGCTAGCGTCGGCCTGCCGGTTTCAGTGCCGAGTGCTTTTGCGATGGCGGATTTTCCGGTGCCAGGAATGCCCAGGAGCATAATGCCCCGCGGCCGCAGCTCGCTCATGCGGTTTGGTATCCGCCGTAAAGCGCGGAGACAAAAGGCCTTCAGCGCATCGAGGCCGCCCAGGTCATCGAAGCGCTGTTGACCCCGGTAAAGCTGCACCAATCCACTGCGGGTCAGTGCCTCGCCTTTGAGCTGCCAGATCGGCGGGGCCGTGATCCGGTCATGACGGGTCAAGGACAGGCTGAAAGCCCCTTCCGCTTCGTGTCGGGTCAGGCCTGCTGCCGCATCCAAAACGCCCTCCAACTCTGCTGATTCAGGCAGATCATTCGTCTGTGTGACGAGACCGCGAGCGATATCCAGCAACTGCTCCCGGCTGGGTAGTTCGTGTTCCAAGATCACGAATTGCTTGTCTAGCTCCGTGGGGATCTGCACGACGGGCGAAAGGATCACCACAAACGTTCGCTGCTGTTTGCCGAGAGCCAACTGGTGAGCCAAAGTCTGAATAACCTCGGCCGACTGCAGAAACCGATGGAAGTTGACTAAAACCAGCAGAGCCGAGCTTTCCGGGTGAGCCAGACCGGGAAGCGATCGAATGGCCGCCAGCGGGTCCGTGGCGGATTCCGCCGCCTGGCCGTCGATGGCCAGACCGTGCGCCACGTCCCACACAGCCAATCGCCAGGATTCGGCCTGGCAGAGCTGGGCGATCTCGGTCAGCGCATCGGAGTGCTCGTGACTGTGGATCCAAAGCCCGGTAAAGCAGGCGCGAACGTACTCCGCAAGTTGCGTAGCAAGAGCCATGAAGGATGTTCCTTAATCAAGAATAAAAAGAGATGTCACTAGCCGTCGGACGACACAGACGTTTTGCGACCCAGCAATGTGCCTGACGAGATGAACGGCAACGCAAAATGGGTCACGAGCCCACCAGGCTGGTGACCTCAGCTAGTTCCCCAATCGCGCGAAACCAGCCCAGCACTTCACCCGCAGGATCCCGTTCGGCAAGGAGTGCGGCCGACATGCAATCAACCGCGGCCGTATTGAGCCAGCGTTTGGCCTGTGCGGCCAACCGGCGCTGCGTGCGCCGCGGGAGGTTGTCCCAGGGCGGGGACGCCGGCGACGGGTGATACCAATGGCGGGCTAGTAGCAAACACACTGGATTGTGGTCACCGAAAGTGACGTGGCCACCACCGGCATCCGTAATGGCCTGAGTGTGCAAATAATTCTCGATCGATCGCTTGCTGGTCAGGAAACCCTGACATCCGGGCCGGTTGTTGATGTGCTCAATGGCCAATTGCCGAACCTGAGTTTCCGGTGATTGTTCGCGATCATACAAGTGAAATTCGCGATGACCGAGCGAACCAAAGCGGTCAGGCCAGGAAGCCGGATCGCCACCGCCCACGGGCACCAGCACAATCTTTCCCGCTGCAACCCATTCGCGCAAGTCTGGAGAATCTGGTATGTCGTGTCGCAGGCGATCGGACAGCCGCAAAAGGAACTGTGCATCGTGGATGCCCTCCACCACCAACAAGAGAGATCGCATCATGCACGATTCTCCTCCTGTTGCGCGGTCGTCCGAGACTGGTAATACCCGGGTGTCAACTGCTCCTTGATCGACAGGCCCAGAATCTCCCGTAGCCGTGCCGTGGCATCACGGCATTGACTGCCTTCGAAGCCTTCGGCAGCGACCGTGGTTTGACCGTTGGGACTGATGGTGACGACGATTTGTTTCATGTTGCACCTCCGACCTGAATGGTCAGCTTGATCGACCCATCCGGCAGCGGCTGCTCGATCGCTGTCTGGCCCATGTGACGCGCGGCCAATTTGGCGGCCTCGACGGCATACCGTTGGAGAAACCTATTGAGCAGGTTGGGATCACCCCAGCGCCCCTCGAAGTTGTCGTACCTGAGTACACCTGAGTCGGTCTGACAGACGACCGGATAGCGCCAACTAGGAAGATCGACGCACCAGCCAGTTGCCTGGCCGCTGAACAGCTGAAATGTTCCTTGACGAGGCGGCGGCAATTGCAATCGCTCGCAGGCCAGGGCGATTGCCGCAGGACTTCGAATTTGGGTTTGGATTGTGACGATGTGAGACAATGGAAAACTCCTAATGACAGTCAGCCAGTCAGCGCACCCAGTGCGCCGATGGCTGGCTAAAAAGGGTGAAAGTAAAAGCCCCGCCGGACTATTGCGGCGGCGGCAGATGGCCTTTAGGCTCAGCCGATGCCGCCGGCGGACCGGCAGTCAATCGAGGTTGTTTGGCCGTCAGGTCCTCGATCAGTATTTCGCTGACGAGCCGGTCAGCGTCGTTTGCACCTGGATTGGTCAGGAGGTACCAGCAGATCACCAAGGGCAGCACGCAGGCCACGAGCAGGCCGATTTGGACGAGGGCATTGGCGATGATTGGATCCGTGCGACGCTGTGCAGCAATCGTCTGTCGTTCTTTTTCGAGCAGATCACGTTGGTGACCGATTTCGGCCTGCTGCTGTTCGAGGCCCTGTTGAACGGTCACCAGCGATTCTTGGGAACGGCCGACCGACTCAACTAATTGACGGGCGCCTTGTGTCAGGTCGGCATGGGCCTTTGCCAATATCTCGGACTGCCTGGCTTGCCGCTCTGCTGAGTCGGTCGCCAGTTTGGCAAGCCGCTCGTCGTCGGTCTCACAGCCGCTTGTTAGAAAGTTTGTCACCAACATGGTCAGAATCGCGATCTTTTTCGGCATGGTTTCTCCAGCGAGAGAGTAATCGTGCCAGCAGCACCTGAAGTGCCAGTCGGAGCCGCCGCTCACGAGCAAGCACAATCACGGTGATAGCCAGCGCGAGTGACAGAAACAAAACGGGAATCGTCGTAGTCATTTGGCGTTCCTTGAGGGCCGCGAAAATGTGGAAGAACTTGTTACATGCCTCTGCGAAGGATCAAAGTCGCTTTCCAGGGGAAGATCGCCGGCTTGATTTGGCAACGCACCGCCGCTCAACGCCCGTAGCTCCTTCCAAGCGCGTGGCGCGACGTTGATAGACCTGCGAACTGAGTAGCTAATCGGCATTCAGACTTAACTACGGTCGTCAAGTCGAGCATCGGACAAGCGCGACTCGTGGCAACCATCATCGCGGTGCTTCCACCGCGAGGCCCGAACTGGCTTCGATGTTAATTCGACGTACGGATCACACACGCCGTGCTGTTCCATTAGCTTTAAGTAGTGCATCGCACGTTTGACGGTCATTTTTCCGATACCGATCGCGACGGCGATTTGGGTGTAACTGGCACCCGGCTGCTCTTGGCGGAAGTTTCGAATTCGAGGCAGATGGCGAATATGCTCCGGCTGATCGAACACGTCGAATACTCCAGAGTGCAAGGTAATCCGTGACTGCGCTTCGGACATTTTGGCTGCGGTGAGGAGTGCGACTTTGACCCTAATCCGAGGACGCACTTGGCCATGCAACAGGTCTTGGACGGGAACGACTTTGGCCTCTGGAATGAACTCGTTCAGCAGCGCTCCGAACTCGTAAGACTTGCGCGCCAGTTCCAGCAGCGCCGGTAGCGGATCAGCTCGAAAGGTCTTTCGATCAAGAGACCTGACTTCTTTGTCGCATTCGCTGCGAAGCGTGTGCCGGCAGGCCGTCGCAGCTTTGATCGCCGTCTGTAGATCCTTGAGCCTTTTAATTAGCGCCGTCAGTTCGCCACCCTCCCCAATCGCTTTGGCTAGCCGATCAGCCTGCTGCTCCAGGACGTTGATCTCTCGGTCAATTTCGCTGAGCGCCGTTCCTGCGGTTGTCGAAGACTTTGACATCACATCCCAGCAGGAATCCAACATCATGTCGCGGGCGCGCGGCATCGGTTCTGCAAGATCCAACAAGCCTTGCAGGACAATACGCCGGACACGTTCACCGCTAATTTGGACATGGTTCCAGCACGACTTTTCTCCACGCCCGAAACTGTTACTGCACTTGAGTTGGTCCTTGTCGTAGCAATACATCAATCCGCCGCAGATTTGGCAAAGCAGATGCTGCGCTGGCCAGATCGCGTTGGACCGAGGAAGCCGGTATCGAGGATGGTCGGCACCGCGCCTGCGACGTCGAGTGGCCGCTCGCGCTTCAATTACTCTAAGCAGCTCATCATGCTCTTCGCTCGTAAAATGGGCCAACTCGGCATGGGTCTGTCGTTCGGGATTGGGGTTCGGCTCCCGGCGGTGCTTGCCCGTGCGAAGAATCGGCTGATGCATGACATTTCGAAATGTCCGCTCTCCGTGCAGCAGGGGAGCTCGCAGGAAACCTGCGACCAGCCTGGCGGACCAGCGTCCGAGCTTTACATACGGTCCAGGCCGGATACCCTGGCCGTTAAGCCATTGAGCTACGCTCACAAAGGGCTTCCCGGCCAGGACCATTTCCCGCATTTGGCGGATTATCGGCGTGCAAGCAGGATCCTTCGCCAGTCTTAGGCCCCGGGGGCCAAACTCACCGCTGAGAGCTTCCTCCTTGGTGAGTTTTCGATAGCCAAAAAGAACTTTCATCACCATTCCACCGCCGTGAAACGAGTGCGTCGCTGTTCGGCGTACTCGCCGGCGGGTATCACTGACGACTAGTCCGTGCCGCAGGCCCGCCGCCCCGAGCATCAGCTCCCAGTTCTCCGTCGCCGTGTCCAAGTTGTCGGCCAGGCACAGAATCCTCACGCCGGCATCAACGGCATCTTGTACGAAGTTGAACTGGTGTCTTGGGTTCCGGAAAATGCGGGAGAGATCCTCAGCCACGACTAAATCGACCTGGCCTGCGGCGATTAGATCTTCCACCTGACGGATCGTTTGGCGTTCGGCGAGCATGCCACTGGCCCGCTCGCCCAGATGCTTGATCTTCATTGGTCCAAGGTGTTGTTTGCGAAGGAAATCTTCCACGTAACGGTACGAAGCCTCAATGTTTTCTTCGTTTTGGTGAGGCGTTGAGATGCGGCCGATGATCACGACCCGCACGGGCATGGCAGCGGTGCCGGGCGTCGTTCCAGCAGCAAGTGATCGCATAAACGGTCTCCAGGAAAAGAAAACTATGAACAAACGTCGTGCTGCTTGGCACGATTTTCAAACGAGCGCCGATTTCTGAAAGCTTGGGTGGCGGCAGTAAGTCGCCGATTCGAAATCAATGCGAATGACGAGGCGACGAGCGTCGATCCAGCCACGGGCTTATGACTCGCCCAAATCTCGCGGAGTGGCGGCCTCGTGCGTGCGGTGATTGCAGAGTCTTAAACCCTCGCCGAATTGTGATCACGGCCAATCCGCACTGCGGGCAAGCCCTAGGAGTTCAGATTCCAATGCAGAACCGTCGCTTGGATCGCAGAACCGGGCAGTGGAACCAAGAACACACTGGACTGTCGGTTGTTATGTAGACGGAGCAAACAAAACTCGCTAATAGCCAGAACTAAGCGGCCTCATCGTTCGAGTTGTTCAGTTCTGCGCTCGGCAAGAATCGTTTGTGCGTGCGCCACCGGCTCGCGGCGGATGGCGGCTTCACCAGCTCCCGGAATGCATCAGTCAAACCTGCATCCCGGAGTTTTCGGCCGTACTGGACCGCGATGTTTGCACTGCGCTTTGCCTTGCTGGGCTCGAATCCCAGATGCTTGCCAATCTCTGGAAGCTTCACATTCGCCTCATAGAGCGCCAGCGCGGGGAGCCCGTGCTTGGGGCCGATTGATGGCTCGAACAAATCGACTAGCATCGGAATTGGCGGAAAAACAGCATCGACAGCGGATTGGTCGCAAATATCTAGTCGGAGCAGCAAGTTGGGAGACAGTAGGCTTCGCATGCTCAATGCGAATTTGGCCCGCAATACGACCTTGTTGCTCGCGAATTGCTGATAAGGAACGGCATAGATCACGCCGGTAAGCTTTTGTAATACTTCGCCTGCCTCCCCGTCCATGTTGACGAGCTGATTGATCAGCCCTTCACGAGCGGCGCGGAGATCCGCGACCGTCGGAATGACCAGATTATGATTGGGGTCTTGGAGACGCTCGATTTCGGCACGCACCCGGGCAAGCTCTCCCTCGCGTTCGATAAGCCGCTTCACCAGACGCTGCGGCGGCTCCTGACTTTGTTTCGCGCTTTCGATTGCATCGGTCAGCGATTCGCAGGCGGCGTCGAGTTGCTGCTCTTGCTCAAGAAGCTCAGTCAATCGTTCATGCTGCTTGTCGACATCTTTGGAAAACAGCAGATGCAGGCCATCGACAATCGTCTGCAATTCATGATCAAGAGCCAGCAACTTGTCGCTGATGGCAGTTTTCAAATTGTTGTGTACGACGTCACGGAGAGCTGTCGCCTTGTTCCAGCAGCGATTGGTCTTGCTTGCGGCACCGCATCGATAACCGCCTTCATTGCGTCCGTCCTGATACATTTTGTGGCGGCAGTCTCGGCACCCACATTTAAAAATCTTTGAAAGCGGCCCGCGCGAATCGCGCGGGATACCAGCCAGCGGATGATCGTCGCCACGAGGACGATCCTTCCCTACTGTGCGTTTGGAGATGACGTCGTTGGCTTTAAACCAGAGCCAACTGGGGACGATCTTCAGATGCGGCATTTCCCGCTCCCACATCTCCTCCTGCGTGGCGCGTTTTTGAACCCGCTTGCCGGTTTTGTGGTTTTTTCGGGAGACAGTTTTGCGAAAGACCTCTGTCCCACGATAAAGCTTGCATTGAATCAGCGAGATGACTTCTTGATCGGTCCAGTCGCAATTCGGATCGCCGTTCATGCCCGGAAGTTTGCTCTCACGCAGGAACCGGCCGACCATCCAGGTCGGCTGCCCAGCGCCAATCCGCTCAAATGCCTCGCGGACGATCGGTGCCCTTTGCTCCTCCACCGCATCGTAAAAGGGACCTTGTTCGGGCTCGTCTTGAGTAGCTGGATGAGTGGGAGTGCGTTTGTAGCCGGGACGCAGCGGTCCCATTGCGGCCTTAAGTTCCCAGCGATCTTCTTGTGCACGAATGATCCGATGCCGTGTGAACTGGTTCGTCTGGGCATGATGCCGCTGAGCTTCGTAAAGATCGCTCTCCCAGCGATCCTTTTCTTCGGTGTCAATAAAATCGTTGATGCAGATTGTTCGGATCTCGTGGTCGACAGCTGCTCGAACTAGCTCGATGCAGGGAAGCGGGTCGCGAAACAATCGCGATGAGTCTTCGACAAGAATCAGATTCCATCGTTTGGCCTCAATCCCAGCAGAGACTTGATTGATCCCGGGCCTCCAGATTTGCTCCCCGGAGATTGCTTCGTCGCTCAGTACCTCAATAGTGAATTCCTTTACGCCGAGCGCTTCCAGGAACCGGCGGCAGTAAGCGACTTGCGCCTCAATCGAGCGCGGATTTTGCTCGTCGGTTGAGTAGCGCGCGTAGATAAGCACGCGCAACGCGACACCCACCAGCGTACGGATCTTGTGGCGCACCCAAGACGAATTCAATCTCCGCTCTTGCGTAGCATTGGCTAACGGGCGACTGTTGTTCTTTTTCTTGGCCTTCTTTGCCATTACTGCCTCCTTGCCATCGGATTCCTACATCGTCAACTGACGTTCCAACCAGCTTCGGGCGAGCGCGAGCGAGGACGACCAGTTCCGCAGTGCACGTTCAATTTCGCGCACCTGCGTCTCTGGTCGTGTATGCGTGTAAATCGATGTCATGCCGAGAGCCCCGCCGCTGCCGCTGAACGCATGGCCGAGCGTCAGTTGCCGAATTAGGGGGTCGACGTTGGCGTCCTGCAGCAGCGTCGCAAACGTGTGTCGCCAGCTCTTGGGGCACGTAGCACCTACCAAGTCAAGCTGGTCGGCGAGGCGAATAAATGATTGGCGGATGCGGTCCGGCTTGGTAGCGCCGGCGTCCTTCCAGACGCTGCGAGCAATTGCCGCTTGTTGACTTCGCGAAGGCGTTGTCGAGCCGCTCGCCTCGCTAGCGATCCGTTGTTCGATGGCGGCTGCCAGGCTACGGCGTGACGCCAGGGCTAAGGGGCAAGCAGATGGATTGAATTTCTCGCGCCGGAACACGACTCCCGTGGTGCGCGAGCCAATAATCTGCTTCAAGACGACGACGACCTCGTCGATGAGCGGAATCGCCCGTTCACGGCCGGTCTTGATCCGCCAACCGAGATCTGTCTTGTTGCGGATGAACACGCGGCCGCCAGAAAGGTCTAAGTCCTCGACTAGCAGATGCACCAACTCGCCGGGCCGAATTCCCGTCTTCGCAAGCGTGAAGTGAATCGGAAAAGACCAGGGGTCCGCGGCTTTAAGAAAGGCCAACTCCGTGTTTTCATCAAAAACAAATACCGGCTTGGCGTCTTCAATTCGAAACTTTTTGCCGCCCAGGCCGGCGAAGGGGTTCTCGGCGTACGGCGGCAGATGCCGCTTTTTGGCGGCGTAACCGAATAAGGACCGGCACGTTTCGAGGATGAAGTGAATCCCCTTGTCGCGCAGCGGTCGGCGAGCCGCACGGACGTGGCCATTCGGCGCTACTTGCAGGGAGCGGAGGTAACGGACAAATCCTTCAGCATCAAGCTCATGTGCAGGGCGCCCTGCGGCGACCGTGTTGGCATAGTCGTCGAGGTGCTGAGTGGCCGAGCGGTAACGACTGACCGTTGCCAGCGTCGACCGAATGACGTGCTCGTGATAATCGAGAAACTGCCGCCGCAACTCGCTGACCGGCAGGGGCACGAATGAGAAGAAAGTCGGTGCCTTAACGGAGAGCTGCGCGTTGATTTGGGCTGCGAATTGGGCCGCCACGTCTTCGGTGTCGGCGGCCCGCCGCCGAATGACTCGGCCCTGCTCTCGGTAATAGACCCACCAACCGCCATGGTGCTGGTAATAAGACACTTGGCCGACGCGTCCGCGCCGACCACTGCGTTGCCGAGATCGCCCCATCCGGGGAATACTCCCGGTGCACGGCTTGTGCACCAAATGTGCACCAGGGAGGCTTTTGGGGAGCGCAGAAAAAACGCTAAGTCACTTTTTGCAAATGACTTAGCGCTTCAGACGAAGAAAACAAGCGGAGAGGGCGGGATTCGAACCCGCGGTACAGGTTTACCCCGTACACCGGTTTAGCAAACCG